GGCGTCGGACAATCAACCGATACACTCCACGACGACTTTGAGATGGTGAGTTTCACCTTGAAGTTTGTGGAGAGGAATTGACATGAAGATTTACATTGCCTCGAAGGCAATACGACGCCCGCGGTGGCGTGAGCTTCGTGACGCTGGTGCCCCTTTCATTTCACGATGGATCGACGTTGCAGATGGCCTGTCGGATGACGAGGTAAATTTTGCTGAGTTGTGGACGTGGTGCATGGAGGACGTAGCGAACTGCGATGTCCTGATCGCCGTTGTAGCTCCAGATGAACGTCTCAAGGGAGTGCTCGTGGAACTCGGTGCGGCGTTAGCGCTCGGCAAACGAGTGATATTGATCGGCGACCCGGGCCGGGAGAACGGCACCTGGTTCAATAACCCACAGATCGAGTGGCGTCGGCGACCTGGTGATACCATCGAAAGTTGTCTAGCTCTTCTGGCTGAAGAGACTCATGGCTAAGAAATCGGAGAGTCGACTTCAACAGCGAATTAAGAAACGCCTTAAAGCCGAGTGCGGCGGGAAGTGGTGGAAGGTTCATGGGTCGGCATTCCAAGAAAGCGGTCAACCGGACATCGACGGCGTCTGTGGCGGGATCAGCTTCAAGTTCGAAGTCAAACTCCCTCTCGAAGGAAAGCCTTCGGACATTCAACTCCAAACTCTCGCTGAATGGCGGGACGAGGGAGCTATCGCATGTATCGTGGAAACGCCTGAGCAAGCAATATCCCTGGTTAAAGAAGCTCAGGCCGCATCAGCGAACCGGTACAGAGGCGATCGTCTCTACAAGTGGATTTGCCGCACTCTTCGCTCAGCGCACGGGGAAGACCTGGGTTACGGGCGCCGTTCTAACCGTTCTAAAGCAAGAGTGCCACGACGTTCTGCTCGTTGGGCCACTCACCAATTTGTCCAGCACCTGGGAAAAGTTCCTAAGCGAGCGCCTCCCCTGGTACTCGGTGCACCGTGATCTAGTTTCATACGACAAAGACAAAAAGAACAATCCCACAGGTTATCGCGTCCTTCTGCTCAATCCCGAACAGGTCACACCGATCCGAGATAAACTCAAACGACGCAAGTGGGATTACTTCATCTGGGACGAGGCTCAACGTCTTAAGAACCGCAGCTCGCAATCATCACGCGATGCAGCGTTGATCGCCAAGAGCGCACGTCGTCGCCTAGCGCTCACCGGAACCCCGATGGATCTTGACCCCAAAGACCTGTGGGGTATCATGCGTTTCGTGGAGGTCACAGCACTCGGGGATGTGTGGAAACACTTCGAAGCTCACTTCTTAGTGCAGCCAAGCATCGATCTCAAGAAAAAGATGGGCATGATCCAACGTAAGAAGATGTTGCTTGCATACCAGATAGCCAAACGCAAAGCACCAATGCGGGAGGATCGACTTGACGAGTTCGCGGACTTGGTCAGTCCCCACGTTATGCGTATCTCGAAACAGGATGCGGGTATTGTACCGGCCAAGATCAAGATCATTCGATTTGACTTAGACCCACGGGAACGTCGCCGATACGATCAGCTCGAGAAGACGATGGTCGTGAAGCACAAAGGCGTGGTCATCAAGACTCCCTTGAAGATAACCAAGATCGGAAAACTTCAACAGCTGACCGGCGGGCATATCAAAGATGAAGACGGCGAGGTTCATCAAACGGGAACAACAAAGCGTCGGCTTATGCGTCAGCACATCCTCGAACGCGTCAAGAAGAAAGAACCGTTCGTCATCTTCTGCAAGTACGTCTTTGAGGTTCATCGACTTCACCGCATGCTCGAACGCCTCGAACTAGGGCCGGGAGCGTCCCTGTGGGGTAAGGTCAAGGATATCAAACGCGACAAGCGACGGACAAACATGCTCCTCGATTTTCAAGCCGGCAAACTCAAGTGGATGATATGCCAGCAACGAACAGGCGGCGTGGGTGTCGATTTGTATCGCGCGCGTAAGTTTTTCGTATACTCCATGGGTCATTCTTTTATCGATTTCGATCAGATGCTTAGTCGAGGCGACTTCTTGGAACAAAACGAGCCCGCAGAATTTTTTATCTTCGCGGCACGTAAGTCTATTGACACGGACGTCGTTTCTGCTGTAAAGAAGAAGAAGTCGATCACAGAAACGTTCTATGATCGCTTAACCTGAGGGATATGACGATGGCGAAGAAGGACAAGGGCTCGAAGGCCGACACGAAGGCCAAGGGCAAGAACAAGGAAACCGAGACCAAGACGAAGGAGGCCGCGCCCGAGTTCGAGTTCGGCGTCGAGGACATCGCCAAGGCGATGGATCTGAAGCCCGCGTCGGTTCGCGTCAAGCTGCGCAATGCCAGCATCGAAAAGGCCGGCAAGTCCTATGGCTGGGACACCAAGAAGGAGATGCAGGAAGTGATCGACCAGATCAGCTCCGACGACTCCGACGAGAAGCCGGCCAAGGGCAAGAAGGCGAAAGCCGAGGAAAAGCCCGCCAAGGGTAAGAAGGCCAAGGGCAAGAAGGACAAGTCGGACGACTGATCCCTCAGCTGCGGTCTGAGACGAAAAGCCCTCGATGCCATCGCGCGTCGGGGGTTTTTTCTTGGCTGCCTTAGGCGATTTCGCTAGGCGTTGACGCATAACGCGACGTGACACCTAGCAAACACGCCTCACGACGCGCTCAGCGCGACGACATCGTGCCATATCGCGTCGATCGATACGCGTTAATAGGTGCCCGTTGACCAAAACATTGCCAGGAAGTATCATGCTGCCAACATTCGACAGCCGGGTTGGGGGCAGTAATGGTATCAAGGGAACAAGAACTCGAAGACGAGATTGAGCTGCTCAAGCAGCAGTTATCCGCATTCACCGGATCGAGTGAGGAAGTGGGTGTCCTCCAGTCTCTTGGGTTTGGCATGACCAACCGCATGGCCTTGATACTGCATATCCTCGTGAAGCGTTCACCTGCCATCGTTTCACGCAATGCTCTCCACGTCATCTTCTATAGTGATCGCAGTGACGGCGGCCCCGAGCCCAAGATCTTCGCAGTCAACATCACCAGACTTCGCAAGGTGCTCCAGCGTGCCGGCGCACAGGGCAAGATCTCGACAGTGTGGAATGCGGGCTATCGCGCATCACCCGAGTTAGTCACCTGGGTTCACAAGCTCTATCAAGTCAAGATCAAGGAGAAGTAACATGCCACTATGGTTATTGAAACTTGTTCCCTACGGCGTAGCGGCGTTGGCCTTAGCCGCGGCTGTGTGGTTCATCGATCATCAAGGTTATCAACGAGCGGAGACTCAGAACAAACTGGCTCAAGCTCGACAGGATGCTGTTAACCTCAAGCTTCAAGGAATGTTGAACGAGGACAAGAAAGCAGCGGAAGCTAAAATGCAAACTTTCCTTACGGGTGTCGATCAGAAACTCCACGATCAACTCAGCAACCTCGACATCGAGAACAAGACAATCGTTCAACCCACGCTCACGAAGGAGATAAAGAGTGAAGTACGCTTTACTGATCCCAATGCTGGTATCTCTGACGGGATGCTTCGGGTCCTCAACAAGGCCCGCAGCGCCAGCAACAGTAGTCCCTGTGCCGCCACCGCTGACGGCGGAGTTACGTGCCCGGTGCCTGCCCCTGAACCAGCTCCACGATAAGTCTATCGCAACAATCGTGACCGAAGACGCCAACGCTGCATATGATTACGCGGGCTGTCAACGTCGCAATGATGCGAAGACTTCCCTCTATGACTCTATGCGTCAGTCGATCATCGATTGGGCGGCTGCGCATAACCTGACGACAAAGGAAATCAAGCAGTGAACCCGTACGATGTCTTGCAGGTAGACCGGGATGCCGGACTCGCACAGGTCAAGGCGCAGTATCGTGCGCTGTCGAAGATCTACCATCCCGACAAGGATGGCGGCGACAAGGCGAAGTTCGAAGAGATCAAAGAAGCGTTTGACATACTCAGCGATCCTGAGCGACGCAAGCGCTACGATGAGACCGGCAAGACCGATCCCAATCCGGTAACTCCGGAGGCTATTCGTTCGGTGATGGACGGCATGATCCAGAACGTCATCGACTCGGAGGTGACTGCCGCAGATCATCCGTTCAGTGCGGGAGAGAGCAACGTCGATTGGCAAGACATCAAGTTGAAGATCGTTGTCAGCATGAAGACGTCACGGCGTCAAGTTGTTGCCGACATCAAAGCGACGGAGAAGAAACTTCGCATAGCCAAAAAGCTAGCGAGTCGTTTCAAGTCACTTCAGGAACAGGACCCTATCGCCGAGATCTTCAAGGGCAAGATCGAAAATATCGAAGGACTGTTGCGTCAGCAGCAGAATGCACTTGAGCTGAGCCTTGCTGTGCAGGAAGAGTTCGAGAAGTATGAATATGAAGTGGGAGCCGACTCGGAGGGACAATTCAAGCCGACTCCCACTCTCCGCCTAGGCGGATCTGATTTTGGTGCTATCTCCTAGGGTTATCTGTCCCCGGTAAACAGATGTGTCAGCCGATACCAAAACCCTTCATGGACGATAACGATGTCCGAGGGTTTGGTGTCGGCGACTTCCCGCAACAGCTTCTTGTGAGTCCACGCGGTGACGTATCCCCAAGCTGTTGCGACGAAGCCCCCCAACATCAGGACGATTACCAGGAACTCATGACTTCCGAGGTAGGTGAAGAGTCCCTTGATATCGTGAGCACCGAGGTAGCTGTAGATCGAGGCGACACCGCCGCCGATCAATCCGATCTGCCTCAGAGCCACCCCGAGAAGTGCCACAGACGCTGAGGCATTCACCTTCAGCACTGCGGGATCTTCATCCAAGGGTTTGTCGTAGTCCGGCATGTCAACCATACATTCCTCCTTATCCGACATATTCCCAATGCGGGTTGTCGGTCTCTCCCCGCTCATGCAACACGTTGTTGCCGTTCCAATCCGCCCCGTAGCGGATCTTGCCCGCCATGCCGACATCCTTTGCGGCCTGGATCATGTCCTCATTCATTTCCTTGAAGATCGGCAACCACTCCTTGTCGGGACGACCGAGCACCAGGCTCACAGGGTACGGGTATATATCCGCAGCGTGTCCCCAACCGTCGGCCTGCTTGCGATGATTACTCGACAGCGCGTGGCCGAGCCAGGTGACCTTCGCCAGTGACGGCTGAGCATACTTCGCGGGACACCCACCGGCCAGGCATTGAGCTGCCGTACGACCTTTGCCGAAGTTGATGTAGCATTGTTCGTCTGTGCGAAGACCCTCCACGATAGTCGAGTCGTGACGCGAGATCTCGATGTAACGGTTCAACACCCTCTGAAAGTTCGGATGAAGCAAAGCGATCTTTGACTTATTGCTGTCGCCCCAGATATGCATAGTCTTTCTCCTACCAAAGAATTGATACAAACCCGTCATCCTGCGTAGCCGCAACACCGCCGGATCTCATGACTTCTCGAACTACGCTGGATATTGCAGCACGAGGATTAGCAGCATACAAAGCTTCACGGATTAGTTGACTGTCTTTAACAGCGGAACTTATCGCAAAGAGAATTTCTCGAGATACCTCAGCAATCCGAGTGGTAGCCGTAGCGTCGTGTAGAACCTCGCGAGCAATCGCCGACATTGAGGTCGAGTGGAAAGACTTCAGGATTTCTCGACTAATTGAATGAAGTGATACGGTGCGAGGAAGCGGTGATGTGCTCGAGATCATTATCTCTCGAACGGCTAGTCCTTCCCTTAGTACAGCTGTGGCGGCATACAAGGACTCGCGACTTAGTATAGATATCCTTGTAGCACTGTTACCTGAATACAGAGCCTCGCGGAATACCACCGACGCAAAGGTTGGCGTGATGCCCGTGGTGATTGGTGAGAAGCCGCCAAAGGTTAGAATACCGGGACCAGGATAATAATACCCCGGCGGTATCGATCCACCACCCAGTGAAGCAACTGGCGGTGAGCCAATGGGATCAAAGCCGGCCATTACTGATACATCGACACTGAAGCTTGATAGTTACCCGATCCGGGCGTCGCATAGGCAAAGCTTGGAGAGATATTCCCCGCGCTTGATATAGACTGACTCGTGAGAATACCGGACGCCTCCACAGCTGCAACGTTTTGGACACTTGTTCCAAGACTCACAGTATTGACCGAGTTTCCGCGGTTGGACCCGAAGTGTAGTACGCGATCATTAACCTGAGGGGCGACAGTGGTGGGAAGAACAATGGGGGACGAGCCCGACCCATTACGCGAAGCAGATATGCCGCGAACATTAACTGTCCCTACCATGCAGACCGCACAAATGACACCATTATAGGAACCTCCCATGGTGATCGTCATTGATCCGGCGGTGATATCCGCAGCAGTTAATGTCTTGTAAAGCATCACGCCATTGAAGTTCGATCCCGTCAGGTTCTGAGCAACATTCCAGGCTGTTCCCGAATTACTGCTGTACCCGTAACCATGACCCACGAAAATAAAGACCGTGTCATTTGCAGCGGCGCCCGAAGGCCAGGTAACAGTATAGACGTTATTGCTGGAGGAGGTGATTGAGCTATTGCGAATTGAGGGGGCAGCCGCTCCCGTACTAATTCGAGACTGAGCAAGAGCCTTGAAGTGGAACCATCGCTGATAAGGTGTACTAGAGGTTGAACCCGATGCCTTAAGCAAACGGTAGTAGCGATAATAGCTTGTGTTGTTAAAGGTTATGGGCGAGTATTGATTAGTTCCCCAATCTTGACTAGCCGCAAGGGTTGTGTAGCTTACGTTGTCAGTAGAGCCTCCGATGTCCCACAATCCCTGAGCTCCGGCAACATTCTGAATGGGCATAATACCGGCAAGAGGAACGCTGTCAACAAAATCCATAACAAGTTGTTGTGCGCCCGATGTGGTTGTCCAGAAGAAACTATCGACATAGTAAGCCTGCAGTGCTTGTAGAGCTGTCCCGCTAAAAGCACCCGTGGGAGTTGCGGCGAGCGCTGATGGATTAAGCAGAAATGCGGGGGCGGGTGTCCAGAAACCGTGATCGTAGCTATCGGCCAAAGCAACGCAGGCGACGGTAGCGCTGCCAGAAAGGTTGAGTAAAGATCCTGTGGAAGATTGCGTCATCAAACGAGTTAAAGTCCCCGGGCTGCCCGCAGTGTAAATACCATACCCGATCTCCCAAGCGGCGGCATCCTCGATCAGGTAAGAATAGATTTGACCCGATATAGCACCCGCGGCAACAAAAGTCTGATAGAACCCTGATGCAGTTCCAAGGTTGACCGTTCCCGTCCCGGTGGTGGCGGTATTTACCTTAACGCGATTAAGTAGGTTGGTAGCAGTGCCCATCTTAAGAACTCCAGCCTACAATTGAGGGATTAGGCGTAATAACCAAAGGACCCGCGGACACGGTAATGTTGCTTCCGGCCGAAGTATCCATGTCAAGGAAACAAAGTAAGTCTTTATTGGTCGCCGAGTTATCGAAGATCAAGGCATACCGAAATGCTATGCCGCCCCCGGTCAAGGTCCAAGTCATTGCGGCGGTACTCCAGCTGACTGAGGATCCTGACCCGATCAAGCTGAAACCACTTAATGCAAGACCACCATTGGTGTATCCGTTTGCCGTTGCAAGTTCCGCAGTAAGGTCGGCGTAACGTGCGGCTCCCGACGATCCCACAAATGACTTCGACATAGGTTGACTGATAGTCGCAAGCACCACATTGAAGTTGGTGCCCGCAAGATTGATGGTTCCGTTGGCGATCTTGACGAGCGCCTTGTCAAACCAGGTAAAGGTTCCCAGAGCCATCTTACGAAGCGATCTTCAAGCCATGCCTTGCGGCATTGACACCCGATCCTACCCAAGCTACGCCCGTTGCTGGATCGACCGTGAAGTAGGAAGCTAAGAAACTGTAGGTGGTCAAGGGAGCCAATCCCGTATTGCTACCGGAACTGGAGGTTGACACAGACTTGGTTCGAAGGTCTACAGTTCTAGCACCGGAGTCGCTCTTTGCCACGTTTGCCTTGACTGCGACCGAGTAAACCACAGAAGGAGTGCTGCTGAGGGCGGGGAAATTATACAGATCCTCATCGCCAATCGTTGAAGATTGAACGTAGCTGAGGTTACCGAGTGGCGGATTCTTGTTCACCTCGTTCCAGTTTGTTGCAACACCAGAGACGCTTCCCCACATCATCCAACTTGACTGAGCCGAGGTCATCGCCGGAGCTGTGCCGGGAGCACCGGAGGCATAGGTGTTAGCGGCACCATAGCCGAGGTTGCTTGCATCGGTGACTCTCACAGCCACGCTAGTGTCGGTGATATACCCGATCCAGTAGACAGTGCCGGCTACCAGGGATTGAGGGGTTACTAGGGGCAAGAGTAAGGTTGTTCCACTGGTCATCCCCACAATCTCGTTACCGGAGGACAACAGAGTCCCCGGTGCTCCCGAGGAGTCTGCGTAGATAACTCCCTTGTTTTTTACACCAACGCTAGTCGCGCCGGGGATAATGTTGATCGCGTTAAGAGTGCCGGCGACTTCAGCGGTGTACTTCCTCAATGATAGACGATTCGCGCCGGGAGCATTCGTGGTCGTTGTCGCGACTGTAGAATAAACCTGCCCAAACACCGCAGCACCGAAGGTGAAGACCTTTGTGTCGTCGCTGATCGGGAACTGCGTCTCGATGATTGGGTTAGTTAATGCGGGTGTTTCTGATCCGCCTGCCGCGAGGTATCCCCAGAAATAGAGGTGATCGAAGGTGATATTATAGGAGTTGAAGTTCGTACCCGCTCCGAGGGTGAAGGCATTCGAGTAAGCATTAGCGGTGGTTTTGGTATTCTGACCTGTCAGGTTTATGGAGGTAAGGATAGTATCCACCCAAATCTTAACTATACCGGAGGCCGCACTGAAGGTAACGTCATACTCAAGGACGTGGTTAGTTCCCGGTGAGTAAGAACTCGTGGAAGTTCCTATAACCGTGCCCGAGGCAAATCCTCCCCTACGAACCTCAATATGGCCGGAGTCGTTGATGCCGATGGACAATTGGGCGGTGGATCCGTCGTTGAATTGAATACCCTGTTGATTTCCGCCCGAGAGTGTAGCGACGGAAAAAGTATAACCCCCAAGAACGCGTGGAAAGTTTCCCGATACCGTCTTGTTTAACAGAGTACCACCGGAAGAACCTGCCTCCGATATGCTAAGCGCATAACCCGTTCCTGAGAGTGCGGCTACTAGGTTCATACCTCCGGGACCGCTATTCAAGATAGCACTGGTCCACTCGCCGAATAGGGTAATGTTGGTGGAGATGTTCGGCTCTCCCGTGGGGCCGTACTTGTCGAAACCCTCTGTGAAGATGTAATCAGGAAGAGCCATTATCGTGTTCCCTTGATGGAGCCAGTAATCTTACCCTTGATACCGTTGAGGTTTGAGGGAGCGACAATCTGAGTGATCTGTCCCAAAGGCACAGAGGTGGAGGATGCCTTAATGAAGGTTGCTGTCAGTGAAGACGTTGCAAACCTCATCGTTCCTATCGATGTCCCCGGCGGTGACTGGATGTCGAAGTCAGTCTGAGACGTGGGAGCAACCGCGGTGTCTGTATCGTTATCGACAATCGTTCCTTGCGCATCGGTCAGCCCTGTGGGTATCGTCCAAGCTAAAGGCGTATCGAAATAAGCAAGGTTCTTGCTGACCACCGGAGTCTGACCGAACGCAAACCCATAGGGCTGCGGGGCTGTCGAGGCCGTCGGCGTCAAATTGATCCCACTCGTGTTTGCACTGTCACCTATGACGTTCACCGCAACGAGGAAGTATGTATATGCCTGTTGGGCAGTCACAGACGCGTCAACATACTCCGAGGCTGCAGCGGTCGTTGTGTTGATGAGTGTTGCACTGCCGAACGGTTGTGACGCACCCGTGGCGCGCCAAACCTGATAACCTGTCACGTTGTCATTAACCGAGTTGGCTGTCCAGGTCAGTTTCGCGAACACCGAACCCGCAGAACCCGATAGTCCTGTCGGAGTCTTCGGCTTACCATCTGTGCCGGTACCAAATCCCGCACCGGTGGTGACAATCGTGTAGACTGCACAGGTGGACAGGTCCTCTACGGCCCCGCCAAAGATATTGAACGACTGGAACTTGAGATATAGCGTTTTACCGATGTAGTCGGCGGGCAGGTTATACTTGAAGATCGAATTATCCAGGCGGGCAAACTGATCGTTAGTTAGGTGAGCCCCGATGGTCGAGCCGTATTGGCCTCTCCACAGATCTGTCAGGTCATAGGCGTCAGTGCCTGTCAAGTTTGTCGTTTCGTAGGACAGGAGTTCACCGCCGACATAGCTGACAGTTACGCCCGCCTCTGCATCATCGGGTGAAGCATCCTCCAACTCGCCTCCGCTCATCAACAAGCTAACGCTCAAGGTGTGCACGGTATCGGGGTTCGTTCCGCCATAGGTAGCAAGTCCCGCGGTCAAAATGCCCTGACGTGAAGACTGATCGACCTCACCGATCTTGTCAAACTTCACGTTGTCCGTACTGATATAGACGAAAGCACCGCCCCAGTTCGGGTTCATGATTGTCCCATCGCCGCCGGAGATCGCAGCCCAGACCTGGGGAGATGAAGCAAGCGACGAGGGCGGTTCAAAGATTACCGGTGGATTGACGGGTCCGGGAGGAACGTTGGTATTGATCGGGTTATTGCTCGTCGCCTGAGATTGAGTTGAGGTCTTCCCGGAGATGCTGCCAAAGTATTCGTCGGCCTCAATCTCAAGATCATCAACGTCGTCTTCGGTTATGTCAGTTATCATAACCAAGAAAGTCCCCAATCGGGGAGTGGTAACTTCAAGGATGTCAGCGGGCTCTAGTCGGCAATAGCTCGGCGGTAACTTGAACTTGAATTTGTTGCGGATATAAGCTTTACGTTGACCCATGTAGGTAACCATTATAGCTGCCATCTCGGCGCTGGTTACCTCCTTCGCATCCATCGAGTCGGCGTTCTTCAAACCGAACTCGTCTACTAATCCTTGATCGCGCCACTGGACGGGTTTGTCATTGTATGAGTTAGCGGCATTGGAGATAACAATCGAAAAGGCGTTGTATGCATCCGCAGGCTCATTACGATCAAAGGTAACGGGATCTTCACCCTCACTGTAGATAACATCGCCGAACCCAATAGAGTACCGGATCGGGAAATCAGGAAGATATGTAACTCCGTTAGCTGTAACCTCATCAGAACCATATGGATGAAGCTTCAAGCTATAACCCGTCCAGGCAACCGCAGTATTGCACAGGTCCACCCAGCGCGAGAGGGTCGCCCCGGCTTGCTCCTGTGTGGACAGAAACGGCGACAGGGCAAACCCCATTGCACGGCAATACGTCTGAAAAGTACTATCCCCAGTCGTCGGGGCGTCGGGCGTTGACTCTAGGTTCGACAGAACAGACAGGTCGAAGCCGACACCGTGGATCGGATTAGCAAGGTAATCTTGAATAAGCAACGCGGGGTCAGCATCGGGAACAGTTCCACCGACACCTGTATTGTAAAGCAAAGCCTCGGCCTCGAAGCTGTGTTGCGGAAATGAATTGGATTGGCCAAGGTCATAGTTCTGCGTTGCGAGATACGCGATGTTCGGATACCCCAAGGCGGCAGTCGGATGAGCCGATGTCAGGTATCCCCAAGGCGCCTGCGGATTGGTGCCCTTGAATAGCGAAAAACCGAGACTGGAGAAATCAGCTTCAGTTGACTGATCTTTCCAAACCTTGGTGATGTTATTGATCTCACCCCAACACAAACCAAGAATGAAACTAGCGGAGTAGGTGTAGGAGTCAACACCTTTACCGCCGCCGCCCTTGCCAGTTTGCTTCTGTTTGTGAGACTGAAAGTCATCTTGCCAGATGATGTTGGGTGCGCCGCGGTTCTTCCCGTACCACAGGGGTATCGGGACAGCACCTGTGGATGTCTGGACAGAAAGCCCCGTGAACTGAGGCTTTACCTTATTCTTGCTGCCCCCGAGAAAAAGACTCATTCACCCCTCCACAAGGAATACACCTTCACAGGGCGACGGTAGACAATCGTGTCCATAACGGATACTTCCTCAACTATCTCCGACGGGGCGGAGGCATGGACGACGAAAGGCCAATCCGTCACAATCGCGCTATGACTGAAGGTTCTCCCCACTCGCCATACTAGGATGTCCCCCGTTAAGGGTTTGTAAACCCCATCATCCCAGGCATCAATGGACGTATTGTCTTTGATCGGTGGACCAGCGAAGCGTTCGATGGTGGCGAGGTATCTTTCCTCATTGCGATGAAGGTGCCAATCCCTTGAGTATTTGCCTGGGTCGAAACGTTCGATTAGCCCGGCTGACGCATATACTTCAATGAGTATGCGCGCGCAATCGACGCCGACGCCCAGGATCGCCGCCCGGTGACGATAGGGAGTGCGAACCCAGCTCCTCGCGATGTCGCGCACCAGCGCTCGTTGCTCATCGACCGTCATACGGCTGTTTCCGCAACAGGTATGAAGGGTACTCCCGCGAAGTGACTAGGCCACGCACTGCCCCAATACTTCGGACAACCATGCGTGGCATCGTTGGTGCGGGTGCATCCGGGAAAGGCGATGAAGCTATCACCGGCGGTAGGATCATAGTCCAGCGGGAATGCAAGGTATAGATCACCGCCGGCAACTCTAGCAATCGTCCGAACACGGGTCACACTGTCGCCGCCGACAATGTGGATCTTGCCAGAGTTGTAGTCATCCGTTGCACCGGACCAGGGAATAACCGAACGAGTTGGAGATGCGCCGATAGCTGCCAACACTGACCAGGCTCCCTGATCGACACCGCAGCCAGAGTCTCCCCAAGTGTTCTTGCAGCTTGCTTCCCACAGGTATGCGGGAGCCTGTCGATTGAGCAGGATGAGGTTTGACTTGACGTTCATTGTGGCGGACATATCGCCGACGCCATTAAGGGTGGACACCAAACCCATAAACATGGGCATGCCTCCAAGCCATGGACTGTCCCAACTTAGGGCGATGTATCGATCCCGAACAACAAGTGCTCCGTCGAGACGACCCTTCAGTAGAGCCTGAGCCCAAGTCATCGAGGCTTGATAGACCGGACTATCGGGATAAGTGAGGGTCACCTCTTGCTCATCGACATCAGTGCCGAGGGTGTTCTTGGTCTTGAGACCCTCGACAAGAACCTCAGTTGTGTAAGATTGCCGACCAACCTCGCCGATGGGAACAACGGTAACCATCTTCTGTGCGGTCGTATATCGAAGCTTGGGACCGGTCTTCGGAATGAAGGTTATACAATCTGCATATATAAACTGACCCGAAACCAACGCAGCTACAACGTCGGCTTCCGTGTATCCGGGTTGAGGAGTAATTGGTCTCACTGGATAATACTCCTGAAGTCACATTCTTGCAGTTGCCAGAGTTTATCCATGAATTTCTCAAAGTCCAATTGATCCTCGAGGAAACGACAGACAAAGAAGAATTGAAAGTCGGCGGTCACATTACCGCTCGACGGTGCTGAAGTGAAGATGAACTCATCGCCATTGATCGTATAGTCACCTGGGTCTTGAAGAACACCGTCAACATAGACGTTGATGTCGTTGGATTGATCCACCTGACCGACCTGTTCGGGGAAGCCTCCCATGTCACGAAGAAATGGAAACGCAGTAATTGTCCCGTCCGCAACACCGCATAGACCGTTGACGACTAGGTAGTCGTCAGGATCCTTGAACAGCCAAGCTGCAAAGCTGCCCCCGCATAGCATAAAGAAACCCATGATTGTCTTGAGAGAAGAGTCAGCCCCAGTCTTGTCCTCAAGAAACTCATAAGTCAAGTTGAACTCCCAACGCGGGTATTGCGCCATGGAATTACGAACTTCCTTGCCCGAAGGGGCTTCATGGATGTTCGTCTTGAATAACGGTTTCTTATGAACCGAGAAAGCTAATCCAGGAAGAGCCGTGTTGAACGGGTCAGCAGCGGCGGGCTTCGTCGGATCGATTGTCGAATTACCGAAACCGGGAAACGGCGTCGTGGTCATATCAAACTCCGGCACAACAGGTTGAAGCGACTCAAGAACAAAGAGATTAGCGCGTAGATGACGAACAGACTCGGAGAGAGGCTCAAGAACAAAAAGATTAACTTGGGTGTTAGGTTGACCTTCGGCGAGTGGTTCGAGGTTGACTAACGGCACTGTCAGGTTTGGACTACCCTCAGTCAAGGGCTCCAGGTTAAACAGATCGTCTTGAAGCTGACCAGTCATGCCTCGACCTTCACACCAGCATAAAGTCCGTTAACATCTGCACCTGTCCATCCTGCGCTGGTAGCCGGGTTAACTTCCATACGATCCTTGTAGAAGGTGGGTGTCTGATTTGTGTAGAAACTGGTCGGTGCATCATAATCCACGCCGGCAATCTGGACGAGGTACTTCGCAACCCGTTGCGTTGCGTCATCCTGCCACAGGGCTCCGCGGATCTGGAGCGAGTGGACAAGGGGCGCATTCAAGTTGGGATCAGGGTCGTAGAGATCATAATTACCAACCGTTCCCGAATAGACGAACTTGGTCCCATCGAGCAAAGTGTTCTGCACAGATTGCCAATTAGTTGCCGCCGGCGAACTACCACCAATTGAGAAGGAGATGTGAGGACCATTAGCGATCATGAACTGCGTCTTCACTCGAACGTTCCCGAGCCAATCGTTATTGATCGTCCCCGCCGTATCGTTGAAGAAGAGATTATCCAGCCAATAGTGTGTTGCGTGGACTCCCGACACGGCAGTCTGACACGCACCAATCCAGAGGGAGTCTGCCACCGACGAGCCCGACGACCCCTTCGTATTCGAGCCAACGATGCTAACTTTCTGAGCGGTGTTTATTCTTACCTCCACCTCCCCATCAGTCGAGTCCACCTTAACGTAAGCCTCAACGTGAAACTGTTCGCCGTCTTGATAAGCCCCAACCGCTGAGGTGCCTAGAAGATCGGCAGTTGAAGGTGAAGTCCCGTTGGGACGGAAACCTCTCCAAACCTTGATAATGCCATAATCTTCGAAGCAGATGCTGACTTGACACTGATTGTTAACCGCGTCAAAGAAGCAGACCATTCCTGGTTGACCGAAAAAGCTGTCGTCATACCTGTAATAGTGAAATCCGACAAACCCCTCACTAACGCTTACACCGATGGGGATAACATAGCCGTTGGTGTAGGAGGAGAAGCTGCCAACGGTCTTGTCGTAGAGGAAAGCTTTACCAAAGCCGAAAGCCCCCGTGATAACATCACAAGGGTCCGAGAGCTGCTGTCCATAAGCATACCACCCGTTCGCGGCAAAGAGCATTTGTCTTGTTGCGGTGTTCTGCCCCGAAGCAAACCAATCAAGGCCATCTACAATTCGATTGGTCATGCGGATTGTCCTTTGAAGCGACCATTGCGCCATTCGTTCTGAAGCCAACGGCGCATCGTTCTACCATCTTCGCGGAGGAGAGTGTCAAGGCTTGCGCCCATGTTCTTATGCTGCGGCTGATAGTTGAAGGTCGGGCCGCCTTGGTTCAACGTGCTGCTCTCGCGCACAGAAGTGCCGAGGAACGCGGCGGACCCGATCATTCCCGAACTGCTACGTGCGGTCAGCTGACGACGCAGAGGAACAGCGAACTTTTCAGGAAGGACCATTTCCTTTTTGTGAAGCACGGACAACTGCCCGTCATCAGAAACTTCACCTTGACCGCCTCGAGCCGAGATCAGTGAGGCAAAACCCAACACAGCCGCAAGGGCGAGACCCGCAGCAACGGGCGCCGCAACGGGACCGATGAACGGAATAACAACCGTCGACTTGTACGCGCCGGCCGCAGCAACAGCCGCGTTCGTACCAATCTCGGTGGTACCCGCAACCGCAGCAACCGCAGTCTGGGTGGTCGCGCCGGTGACCGCAGCGCCTGTTTGAATTGCTTCAGAGGCAACCTTGGAGGCTGTGGTCGCAGCGTGTATCGCCATCTCGGTACCGCCCGCGGCAACATGCGCTCCGGTCTGTACTCCCGTACCGCTCAAGACTATTGCGGTCTTCGCTGCCTCATTAACTTGCTTGTGAAGAACCTCAGCATCGTCCATTCTCTGTTTCAAGATATGAACACGGATCCAGTTCTCCAGCTGTTGCTGACCCGCCCTTAACCCGATGTCGACCAGACGGAATACCATCTGATCTGCCATGTTAAGCAATGCCTGTGCGAGTGTGGTCGACCGAGTCCACAGTCCCTGAAACGTTGAAGCTAAAGTACTCGACAGTTGAGACGTGATTTCCTTCCAGCCGGCCATAGCGGCTTCGGCCTGCTGACGGTTGATATCCGCAACACGTCGAGCATACTGCGCCTGTGCGGTTTCATCCTGACCGAGATACTCGGCTTCAATCTGCTTCAACTCATTGTTGATCTTAAGCTTTTCTTCAGGTTTCAGGTTGTCGAGAGCAAGCTCAGCCATAAGGGCATTTTTCTTAAGCTCATACATCTCCCGTTCGTGACGCTGCTGCATCTGGTACTCTTCATCGAGAAGACGAGCTTTCTCGATTACTGCCTGACGTGCGGTGATGATCCCGGTACTGGCCTTGTAGTCAACTATGTCGGCCTTACCGCCCTGCTTCTCATTCTCGACGTCTTGACGCGATTTAGCCGCAGTCTCTTGAAGCGAGAGTTCCTGCTTGATGCGGGCCATCTCACGCTGAACGATCTGCTGATTGATCTGATCTACGACTTTAAGCTTATGTCGTTGTGCTTCCTCAAATTCCTTTGAACCCTCGTGGAAAGCATTACGCATAATCTCGATACGCGCATCTTCGAGCTTGGTGATCTCGCTGAGTTGCGCCTCGAGCGGCTTGGAGTCATCCTCCTTAATCAATTCCTCTTTTACGTCGATAGCTGCCGACAGGTCTCGAGCAAGTTGCTTTGCTGCTTCATCTGCGGCCTTCAATGCTGCGGCACCCGTCGCGCTGCCGTCGGTGGGATACCTGCTCAGCAGTGGGTTTACGGGTTTGTTGTCGCGACGAACCTCATAGTGAAGGTGGGGAGCTTGACTATCGCCGGCACCCGTGGCACCTTTAGTGCCGCCGGTGTAACCTATCAGATCACCCATGTTGACAGCCTGACCTGGCTTCACGAGGATCTTACTCAGGTGACCGAATAGTGCCTTTGTCCCCGCGCCGAAGTCAAGGGTGATGAGATTGCCATACCCCTTGGGATCAAGGTTGAGTCCGGTTTTCTTATCTACTACACCGCCCTGAGGTGCATAGACGGGAGTTCCCACAGCTGCGCGTAGATCTACGCCGGCATGCAACTTGCCGTTACGCATACCGAACGGCGAGGTAACCGTCATTGAGTCCAGGGGATTACGGAAGTCTTCATCCTGAACGTTATTTAAGATCTTTCTATCTTGAGACTCCGCAGCCTTAGCAGCCTTGTGACGATCCTCCTCGGCCCGAAGCTGTTTCAGATAGGTCATGTACTCCAGAAGACTCTGAGAACTCTTCCGATAGGTATCGATGATCTTCTGTTGGTTCTTGTTGTAGAGGATGTCCTCAGCGGTCATCGTACCCGTGGCTTTACCCAGGGCAACACGAGACTCGGTTAATGCGTTAGTTGCCGCGCCGACTGCCTTGATTAGATCGTCAACCTTCTCCTGAGCCTTCGCGACTTCAGTATCAGCCTGAGCTCGTGCAGCACCACCGGTACCAGCGACACCACCACCGGTAGTGGGAGTTGCATCTCTATTTCTCTTAGCTTGTTCTAACTCCTCCTTCGCTTTGGCGAGCTGAGTGGACAACTTACCCGCTTCGGTGAAGTTAACGGCATCGGTAATTCTCAAGCCCTCGAGCAGAGTATTGTTGCTCTTTTGCTGAGCTTCGGTATATTCCTTTAGAGCTTTCGTAAGTTCTTGAACCGTAGCTGTGCGACGTTGTTCCGCATTCTGCAAGTCGATCGTCTTGGTCTTACCCTCATCAACTTTACCCCACAGCTGGGATAGAACGATGACCGCGGCAAGTGCACCTTGTACCCAGACACCGCCCAAGATCGAAGCGAACTGTGCTGCTCTGCCACCGGCCATCTGAAGAGCATAAGCGAACTGACCAGATTGTTGAGCGAAGATAACAAGTGGCTTGATCCCGGACGCGAGCGAAGCTGCAACGTCCTGAACCTGATAACCTAGCTGAATACCAACCTGATTTGCTCGACCCATCTGCCGAGTGTTGATATCCATCTGAATATTCGCTTGCCTTTGAATGGCAATCCATTCACCCTCAGCAAGCTTGTTCTGCATGAGCAACGCGGTCGCGCGCTGCATGGTCTCATTATAACGAAGCTGAGCAGCATAGGCGGGGTTCAGCTGAGCACGGAACTCCTGAAGTTCTTGTGCCTGACGAGCGATTGCTTTTGCTTCATCCTCAGTGGCCTTTTGGGCATCACGAATAGCTTGAAGCTCAGCTTTCTTTGCAGCAGCTGTATCACGAGCCCCTTTGGCCGCAGCATCGGCAGCATCCTTGGCCGATGTTTTACGTGCCTCGTTCGCAGCCTTAGCTTGTGCAGCCTCCTCCGCCTCAAGTGCACCAATCTGGGAGGAAAGGTCGCGCTCCATCTCAAGGATACGATCACGGGTTTCTTGCGCTGACGCCGCACGAGCTGTGGCGGTCTGCTGAGCCCGTTGTGCAATTTCCGTGCTAGCCGCGCCCGCTGCTCGGACTGCCGCAGCCTCAGCCTCCTCGGTCAATCGAGAAAGCTTACCCATCGCTTGCTGAATGCGGTATTCAAGTTGCTTGATTGATGCATCGCTATTACGGGATCCTGGTTCCACAGGGCCGATGGCGCGTTGAGATATAGGCTTATTTGCTCGAGCCGCGTCAAGCGCTGCCTGGCGGGCGAGCTGAGCAGCCAGCTTGATCTGAGCTTGTTCCTGTTGAAACAGCTTTTGCTTCTCGGCTCGTTCTTGACGAGCGAGGTTGATCTTTTCCTGGGTCGCAAGTCGTGCTGCGGCAACTTCTTCCTGAGACCTTTTACGCGCCGCCGCCGCAGACTCACTAGCCGCTGCCTTATCAGCACTGGCCAAGGCTTGAGCTGCGGCAATGCGACGAGTGATCGACGCGGTCTCTGCGTCATACGCCGCTTTGGCCGCCTTACGAGCGGCCGTTGCTTCGTCCTTCGAAAGTCGATCAGCCTTCTGTAGCTTCACGACATCGGCCAAAGCCTGGTTGTATTTTTGCTGAGCTTGCCAGGTGGGATCAAGCGCGGTCTTGATACGCCTGAAGGAGGCTTCCAAATCCTTAGAAGACTGCGAGACGGTGTTAACCGCCTTCACAGCCTTCTTAGCACCGGTCTCAGCCGTTGTGGGATTGATGCCTATGTTAATGTTTACGTCATCAGCCATCAGTTTATCATCCCGCCAGGTCCAGCTAACTTCAGCAATTCGTCGAGATTGCCTTTACCAGCGGATGCATCGACTTTGCCGTTTTTCTTTTTCTTACCGGGTGCCTTGATGAGACCGAGATAAGCGGCAGCAGCGACGTAGACGGGTGGGCCGTTATTCTCCCACCAATCGAGCATCACGTTGTAGCGGGCAAGCCCCCATTTCTTTCGTATCGTATCCCAACTGCCGCCCTCAATCCCCGCGGCTATTAGTTCTGCGATGTATTCGCTGCAGTCTCCGGCGAAGCGATCTCCATCTCCACCGGAGCCGGAGCTTCCCCCTCGGGGGCGACCAGGCCAGCCTCCACAGTAATCTCATCGAGAGTCGCAGTGAGCTCGGGCAACTGAGAAGACTTCAAATTCTTCTTCAAGAAGATTGTCACCGCATCGAAGATCTCTTCGTCGCTTGGCGGCAACTGCGTGGCCAACACCTCCAGCGCATCAGCGTCTTTCGGGGTCTCGGGCGGAGTCCAGCCGAAGAGCTTGGGATCGAAGTTGTTGTCCTCCATCAGGCCGGCGGCGATCACCCGAATAATGGCTGAAGGGCCATCGATGGGATGGATCGTTACCGTAGCCTTCTCGATGTAAGGCCAGGCGCGTTCCAGCGCGATGAAGTTCAAAGGGGGGATCACATAATCCCGGTCACCGATTTTGATCTTAGCCATGAGTTGTCCCTCTCATAGAATGAAAAAGTGGGAGAGACCGAAATCCCTCCCACAGGCTCGCGTTCAACTATTACGCGCCGCCGCCCGTGACCGAAGTCGTGGTGATGCGAGCAACGCGGTTGGCGGCGTCGGCGAACGACTGACCCGACATCTCCCCGATCAGATAGTCGTCCTGCTTGAGCGGGAGCGACAGCTTCTCGGCGGTATTACTGTACAGAATGAGGGTGAAGGTCTTGCCCTCGTACACCTGCGACAGCACCATCTGGAAACGAGGCGTCGATCCCATCAGCTGGTTGGTCAGTTCCAGCGAACCGCCCGTGGAAGACGACTCGTACATATAATCGATCAGGACGGCAAGTGACGCATCGGCAACGGCGAAGGTATAGACACCGCCGGTGCTGACACTATATTCACCGGCGGCCGGACTCGAGGGGACCTGCTTCATGGGCGTACCGTCCGACGCTTTCTTCACGCCCAGGTCCATCACGAAGTCGGCAGCATGGGCGACGGTGATCGTATAGGTGGTCATCGCCGGGACAGTACCCGTTTCGTTGAACACCTGGATCAGCTCGTTACCCGTATCGACCGTGCCGCCGAAGAAGAGCTGATTGAAAGCCTCGATGTCGATATTGCCGGTCGACGCTTTCCATTCGATCTTCGTCTTGCCGCGAGCCGTATCGAGCGCGTACTGATACTGCCCGAACAGCTGCTTGATGTCGCCGTTGAAATCCACCGACACGTCCTGCAACGCGCCGAAACGAAGCGGGGCACCACCGCCTACGGGCATAGCAAAGAGCTGCCCGGTGCCGAAGACATACTGAGTCATACTTCAAGCTCCTTGTTATTAACCCCACAGGGCTCATTCCCCGCTTTCACAGATTTGAGGTTATCCCCCGCCTCCGGGCCCGTGAAAATCATTATGGCACCAAAAGTTTAATAGGAACGATCAACATGCCCTGACCATCGATGTCGCCCGGGTCACGGAACAGTCGTCCCTGAATAAAGCAATGGTACACCAAACCATTAAGAGTATTTCGCTTGTCTGAAAATCCAATGTCGTTAGGCTTCGGCGCAAGGGCTGCGCGAACTCCCTTGAGGATCAGGTTATTCTCGATGGCGCCGATACCCTTGGGGTCGTTCGCCACACACTGATAGATAATCCAGTTGGCCATCAGTGTTGTCTTATAGGGCAGATTGCTAGTCTGCTGCTCGTCGGACGCCCACTCTGCCTGGAAGCATGCGGGCTGTTGGCTCGCACCGACATCCGCAAATAGCTTGACCCGTCGAGAGATCGTGACGAACTTGCGGGTGCTGGGTGTTGTGTCCCCCGCACGAGTCCAACGAACCGTTGACATGAGTTCGGCCAAGGCATAGTAGATGGCTTCCTCGTCGATCATGACGACCTCATATGTTCGCGGATACCTTGAACGACGGCGTTCTTAACACCCTTACTTAACTTCGGGCCCATCTCGCGATAGGCATCCTTCATGAAGTGCTTTCCGGGGATATGGCCGCCCGGATGAAACACATGGGTCGCGAACACCTTGTGTCCCGTCGCCGCCATGAAAGCAAGGACCTTACCGTTTCTCGGAAAGATGTCGTGAGCGGGAGTGAACCCGCCTTCTTCCTGTATCTGTGCGTAGGGTACGCCGGCGATATAGACACGGCCATCAACCTTCACACCGTCAGAGGTTACTTCCATCTGAACGCTCTCGGCTAATTTTCCCGTTTTCTTCTGCAGGCGGTCAGCGATGTTATCTTCGACTTTCTGCTTAAGTTCAGCTGTCCACGACTCTACCTTAGCCAGAAGTATCTCCCGAACAATGTCGGGCATCTGACCAAGGTTTCTCGTAAGAGCACGATCTCCGACGAGATCGACATAGAGGAAGTCAGCATCCATCAGAGAGGTATCACATTGCTGTAAAGCTGCAACGCCGACTTGATGGAGTCGTTCATATCCCTTTGCGAGAAAGTGATGGTTTCCTGACCACCCAAAGTCTTCGACAAGAGACCAATACGATCTTTCCGCTTGAACCACTCACCGATCAGTTCGGTTGCTGCTTGCGACAATACCCAAGGAGTATAGTCGTAAGAGATCACTGCGACTTGACCTATGTCGGCGGCATTGAAGGAGTAGGTGCCCCACTCGTCCACGGCATACTGACCGACATCGGGAGTGCCGGTATCTGACAGCGGCGCATCGATACCATTGATAGTGACGCCAAGGTCATTAGACCAACAGCCACCACTATTCGGAACAATGACTGCATACGTCGCTCCATCCGCTAGTGCCGGGATCTCCGAAGTCTGTGAGGTACGAAAGCCCGCGACATAGGTTACCTGACACAGGCATTGATAGGTATAGCAATAGCCGACCAGCTCAAGCGACTGTGGTGCATCGCGAGGATCGCTAATGAAGTACCCGCGACCAGGCAGGCCGTTGACGAATGCAGAAGATGGAGAAACAGACATTCCACCCAAACCCACAGAGCTGACCGAAAGGACCGGCCAATTCTTCAGAAGGGTGGACTGTTTCCCATTGCCTCGAAAGGTTTGGGTATAGGGTTGAGATTGAAAGCTATCCCGGCTTGTCCAGCTCAGGATAAACTGAGAGGCCGCATCTATCAAGCGAGTGAGAGTGCTGTCGCTCTCATCACCCGTGATGTCCAGCCAATCCTTGACGGCGGCAAGTGTTGTCAGCCTCTCAGTTTTCACGGTTTAGCCCTTCGACTCTTCGTAAGCCTCGTTCGCCAGGCGGAGCAGCTTGCGACGCTTCATCGAGTCATCGGCATCGCCGCCGTGTTCCTCGATGTAGGTGATGAGTTCACCGTCTTCCATGCCGTCGAAGTCCGGCTCGCCGTCGGGATCGGTCTCGATGAACCCGTGGCGCTTCAGTGTCTCGACATGGTTGTCGGATTTCACTTCGATCTTCCCGTTCTTGGGAATTTCGTATTCGTGACCTTCGATGGTCGCGGACGTGGTCCCCTTCGGGGCTTGCATGAAAATCTTCGTCATCGTTGTGTCCCTTCAAGATAGATGTTGATATTACCCGGCGCTGATGGAAAGAATGCCGAGATTGCTCCACAGCTGGCCGAGAACGCCGGGGTCAGCCGTGGGAAGGTTCTGAACAAGGATTTGGCTCCAGTCACCTGCAAGATTGATCGGAGTATATGTCGACTGGTTACGACTGAGTCCCATGTCGATTGCCCAGTGATCCCCAGCCCACATTAAGCAGACGAAAGCTCCAACGTAATCAAGTTGGATGTCAGAGATTTCCCTTTCGACACCGAGAGGAACGTTGTTCTCGATGTAAGACTTGAGGTTGCCCCCGAGACCCACAGTTAGATCGACAACGTCCGAACCGTTCGGTTGGTTGACCAACACGATGGTTGTTCTGAGGCCGATAAGCTGGGCATTGACGAAGCCGCCGATGTCCAAGAAAGGGAAGTTTAGCCGAAGTGGCTCGTGACCCCCCGTACCTCCAGAAGTAACATAGTAGGTGGAATGGGTACCGTCGATGGCGACCTCGGTGACGCCCGTAACAATGGGGTAAGGAGTCATGGCCGACATATTATACCCTGCGTTGAGTAGGGTGGTGACCACCCGACTATCCACAGTCACGGTCGAGTCGCTCCCCACCTTATAGTTACCGTATGCGGTGGTAATGTCCGATCCCGGCGCTATCTCGGGAGGCGCCCATAATTTCGTGGTTCCCGGCATGACTATTTTCCCGTGCGCGCAGAGAGTGGGAGGAGACACCGCGCAATGCCTCCCCCCGTTCCCATTAACCGATGTTCGCGATGACGGACATCGACGGCGGGAAGTAGTGCTGCAGAACCTCGTCGGCGTAGACGCCGTACTCGTACTTACGAGTGCGCAGCGGCCATTCGATCTGGTAGTATTCCTGACGAGTACGGACCTGCATCACGTTCCCGACGCCGGAGACCGGATAGGGGATCGTATTGGAGGTCATCAGGATCATACCCTGTGGCATGTTCGGGTGGATGCGGATCTTCACCACGTTCGCGCCGGCCATCGAGAAGCGGTTCAGGTAGGTGGCGACCATCACGCCCCCGACCATCATCCCCTGCTCCATGTTGACGACGATGCGGTAAGCGCCGTTCGCGTTGCCCTGCAGGATCTTCTGCGAGATGGACAAAGCCAGATCGGAGCTGATCCAGATCGTATCGGCAGTCAGCTTGTAGAGATCCCAGCGGTTCTTGAGAGCCGCGTCGATCTCCACGATACCGCCTGCGCCGTCGGCAGTCAGCGATGCACCGTCGAGCGACTTGTAATAGGCATTGCTGCCCGAACGCATCGCCTGGATGAGCAGACCGTCGAAGACGAGGTTGTTGACGGAGTTGTCCGACGCGGGCAAAGAAGCCAACGTCTGAGTTCCGGCAGCAGCCGCCGTGATCGTGTAGGCATTCTTCGTGGTGATCGCCCCGAGCACGCCGTTCGAAGTCGATGAGCCCCAGAACCACGCGTAAGCAACGGCACCCCGAACGGCCGCCACAGTAGCGGTGATCGAGTTGGTCGTTCCCGACGAGACAGTTGCAGTGGCCTGAGCCGATACCTGAGCGGATCCGCCGCCGAAGGTGTCCGTCGAAGCGTCCGCGTTGGTACGCGTCACGCTGGTCGGGATGCCCGCGGTAACCGAGGCGTTCAGGTAACCCTCGAGGGTGAGGGCGACGACATTGACATACTGCGTGGCGGCCAGAGCACCGCCGGTCGTAACAACCGAGACGCTGGGCGTCGGGGTCGTGCCGAGGGCGAGAGTGCCGTTACCGCCGAGGAGCAGGATCTCTTCGGCGAGCATCAGCGCCTGGAGACCGACCTTGGCTGCGAGGGCACGAATGTCCGCGAAACCCTGACCGGCGTACTGCGCCTCGAAGTCCACGTTGTCTTCGATGCCGATGCCCTTGTAGGCAGCCGCATAGTCGGCAACGCTAACAGCCATGACCGCACCGCGGTTACCGCCCGAAACGCCGACGCGGATGCCCGAGGTATTGATGCCCGTAACGGCCTTCCAGTTTGCCTGGATACCGCCCTTGCCCGAAACGCGGGGGATCTCATTCCGAAGCGGAGTGAGAACCGGATAGAGCATCTTTGCGCCGGCCTCGAGGTCATAGAACGTCAACCCGGTGGTTGCCGATCCCGACTGCGAGAACGTCGACTTGGCCAGATCGGGGAGGTTGCTGGTCTCCGCCGTGAGCGCGGGCGAACTTGCCAACGCCTTCATCAGGGCATCCATCGATGCGCCAGCAACGAGGCCCTGTTCCTGAAAATTCTGCATACTGTACTCACTTTCTTTTGCAGTTGGTGGTTAACCTCACCGTCCCCGGTAAGGGTGAAGTCGGCTCCCGTCCCCGGTTGCCTCGTTGCCTCTTATTGCCCGCGGTGCATGATCTGCTGCGGGTTCATCTGTGATGCCTTGATGAGCTCAAGCGCAAGTCCGTCAGGGCCATGAGTCTTGAGCATGTCATGCAACACTGCTACCTTCTCTTCCTGAGTGCCGGCGGCCTTGCCGAAGAAGCTACCGTCACCGGGACGCATGGCGATGTTCGCCGGGTTCGGTGCCCGGGGCAGCGGAGTGTCCTCGATAACCTGCATCCGCTTGGTCAATTCCTCGACCTTCTCGACTGCCTCGGTGGCAACCTTGGTCAGCGACTCATTGTGTGCGGTCAGTTCATCGAAGCGCTTCTGCATCGGCGGCGACAGCTCGTCGTCCTCCGTTGCTTCATTCCCCTCGACATAACCGAAGGCCTTCGACAGTTCCTCGCGACGATCACGGCTGGACTCGCGACCTTCGTCAATCACCGAACAGACATCCTTGGCGAGTTGGTTTTCACCGTCTTCCTTGGTTGCCGCATAGTAATAGTCGTAGGTTGAGACAAGGACTTCGTCATCCTGGCCGGCGAGCAATTCCTCGATCTGGTTCTTGGCGTAGTCGAGGAACGACGTACCGAGCGATTTGACGCAATCGATCAGTGCCTGGCTGACGGCCTTGTCTTCCTCGTCGCCATCTTCACGAGCTGCCTCAGCCTTGATGCATCGAGACAATGAAGCCATGTCGGACAACACGTTCGAGAAGCGATTGATCGAGTACATGCCCTTCTCGAGTTTCGGCGAACTCGCTTCGGCATCCCACGGCGTGGTCAGCGCATTGAAGACCTTCTCGAGTCGGTCGTAATCCTCGAACAGGCCGACAACGACCACAGGTTCTGCCGGCGTGGTTGCTTTCTCGAGACGTTCACGAAGCTTCTCGGCTTCCGTCTTCGGAGCGGTACCCTTGCTGAGCTTGGCCTCATGAGCTTCGGCGTCGGCCTTCTTCTCGAAGACTTCGCCGTCGCTGGCCGTCCACACCTGCTTCACGCCGGGAGGGGTGGTTTTCTCCACTTCATCCTCGTTGGTCTCATCGTCGGCAGTCTCATCATCGTCGCTCGATCCTGCTTCAGTTTTCTTTTTCTTGGATTTGTCCCCGTCTTTCTGGCTTTCATCGGTTGAACCCCCGTTGGCTTCCTTCACGAGCTGATCCCGGGCAGCTTCCACGTGGGTCATCCACGTCGTCCCGTCATTGGCAACTTTGGCCAATTCCTCGGCACGGGAAACCACGGCGTCATTCGTCGGGGCCACAGTAACCGAAGCAATCGCCTTTTCGATGGCGGTCTTCGGTTGCTCGGTGGGTTCTTCGGTGACCGCTTCGGCAGCATCCGCATCAGCTTTCGAGAAAGACGGCCAGACGTCGTCGTCATTCTCGACCTTGAAAGCGACCTGCTCTTCGGCGCCGTCGGCCTTGACCATTGCGAAGGTCGCGGACGGCACGCAGGGGTTATCGACCAGCGAAACCTCATTGGGGCCGGCAGTGAACTTCTTGATCTTGCTGTTGTCGTTCGCCGTCTCGGTCCAACGCTTCTCATACTTGCCGCCGACGCTGAAGCCCGTATAGCAGCCCTCGACAACCTTGAGCCATTCGGCGTCGTCCACGATCTTCGCACAGACGTCGATTGCTTTGTCCTCGTCATCGAACGAGAGATCGGTCAACTTGCCTGCGACAGACAGGCCGTGCATAACACGGACATTGCCCTTCGACAAACCGCCGGAGGCCTCACTGATCTCGTTTGACCACTTCTCGAAATGCGGCTTGGACGAGTCATAGTCCATGACCTCGCCCGACTTGTCGAGAATTTCCTGGGTGATACGACCGTAGACGAGGCGCTGTTCCTCGTCCACTTTGGTCAGCGGGACGAATACCCGCGGCGCCTTCGCCTTACTCATGAGTAGTGCTCCTTGTTTAACTTACGCAGGTATTCAGCCAACGCTTCTTGATCCCCATTGGCGATAAGGGAGTTGAGTGTCTTTTCGACATCATCCCCTTCCTGACTCGCATCATCGGGATTGGGATCCGGTTGTGGCTTGGAAACCGGGTTACCCTGACTGTCCACACCATGAGTACCCTGTGCGGGACTTAGCAAGGGTGCGAGACCATTCGAGGTCACAAACATGGGCTTGTCGTAGATCGGATCATCGTAGGGCTCATTGCCTTGAGCAACTCGACCTTCGTTGACAGTAAGCAAACCGATCTTAACGTTGTCCGCGGTGATCTGCTGACGTTTGACTGGATCAAGTTCATCGTCGCCGCGCCAGACAAACTCGAAGTCCTCTGCATCCAGATCTTCGGACAGTACGGAGTCGACAAGATCCTTCACCCACATCTGGATGGGAGCCAAACCGTTCGCAGCTGCTTCCCGTTGAGCTGTATCCGCGGTGGCTCGGTTCATCATCTGAATAAAAGGCTGGGGCGAAACGTTGAAGGCGAAGCAAGCTACGCGAGCAAGCCACTCTTCAGCTTTACCGAAAAGCTCAGTCTCTTGCGTGGGTATATAAGTATTGCCGACGGCGTTCGGAACAAACCGTGCCTTACGCCTTTCAGCGAGATTGCCGGCAAGGATACCGTCAAACCATTCCTGAAATGTGCGGATCTGGTCGGGTGTCCAAGTTTCGGGAACACCGATCAACGCGGCCGGCACGTTGCCTTCCGTGAAGAAATTAAGCTGGAAGATCTGACGACGAAGACCGATATTGATTGTCATCAGCAGCTGCTCGACGGGCGAGTAGCCGTAGATCTTATGAATGCGAAGGTTACGCGGCCGGAACAAGATTTCCTTGTTCGTGTAGTTGACGGCCGGCATTCCCTTCAGTATCTGCTGATATGAGACAACATCATCCCCTTCGGGTGTACGACCCCAGTCGTCGAGGACACGACGCATTGTGGCACCGTCGATCTGATCGAGGGCGATCAGCTTGCCGCCGCGAGTGCGACGACGGTGAACAGTCGCCGCGTCGATCACGAATAGGTCTTCAAGCATCATTCGAAGCCAAGCATTCCAGTGGTGTTCACCATCGGGCTTCATGAAGAACTTGGTCAGCGCCTTCACTTTATTTTTGCGCTGCGGGGTGATCTTCTCCTTGGGGTCCTTCGGTTGGATAACCCAACGCAAACGTTCCATGGCATCCTTACGCGTCTCGATGATGAGGCGAAGGATATCATAGCCATCGGCGAATGACCGCAACTGCTCATAGGTGACCGGCGAGTAGGGGCGAGTCGACGTGAGGAGGTTGACACCTTGGGGAAAATCGAACGCTCGGCCCGCCACTTCCGGTGGTGCCTGCGGCGACATCGGCTGACCGGGACCGAAGAACCCTGCGGCACCCTGGCCGCTGTTGCCATAAGTACCGCCGATGGTGTAGCCGAAATTAAGACTGTTGGGGTTAAGCGCGATGGCGCGTCCTCCGCCGGCGGCAGCACGATCAGCCATTTACAGTCGAACCCCCATCAATCGCCTTGGCGAATACCCTAACAAAACCGGCACTTTGCAGACCTGAAACGTCTTCTTCTTTTACGTCGAATTTACCTTCAGCGTTCAGAAGATACTTAGCCCCACTAATCCCGAATGCCGTATTTATACCCGCAGGCCCTTGAAGAGAAACGAAAGTGCCAGGAGCAACGAGCAATTTGCCCGATACCCGATCCTTTATCGCCTGTGCTTCCTGACGGTAGTAATCCATCAATCCTTCATGGCTGATCGATCCGACAAGCAACTCAGTGAAGCCCCACACCAAAGAGTCCATTCGGTCAGGTGAATAACCCATTGAGCCGTCCGGCGTGTATTCGCACAGCTGATCCTCAAGATCGGGGAAGTAACCAACGTGATGCATCTTGCCCTGTTCATAAAGCTGAGACACCGGCTCGGCACGAACATACTTGCCCTTAGTTGCATGAACCGCTTTCAAAGGAACGAAGTCAGCAGTCCTCATCCCGTCGTCACGCAAAGACTTCGCGGCTTGACGTAGAACGGCTGCCACCATCTCACCGCCTTGGTTAGCTTCATAGACAACAAGGTCGGCTTCCCACTCGTCATAGGCTTGGACAGCAACTCGTCCCCATTCTTCGGGTGAACCGGGAAGTGACAGATCCTCGAGCAGATACCCATGACCATTGATGTCTTTAGCCGTAACGGTAATACCGCATTCCGCACCGGCTTCTCCCACCTCTTTCGGAGGATCGACAGCAACAACTACTCGGACGAAATGGGGAAGGATGAGAGGCGTTTGACTGTCCACAGGTCTGATGCGATGCTCGTCGATCATCGGGCGAGACCACAATGCGCCGGGAACGTCATCCAGAATTTCTGCGTTAAGCTCCTGTCTACCGATCCGCGTTCCCTCATACTTCTCGATCACCGCCTTAACGAACGGGGGAGCAAGATTGACCAGGTTCTCGCGGGTATTACCCTTGGTGATCGCGGTATCGCTGCGAAGGATAATGTCCTTCAGCAGTCGGATAGGCTTAGGAGTTGTAGTAACGATTTGCTTGGGATGGTCTCCAAGACGGAGTCCAAATTGGAGATTGTCCCAAGCCTCCTGAGCGTAGCGCCATTTACACAGCTCATCGCACCAGGCCCCATCGAACTGAGGTCCGCGAAGACTATCATAATCCTCAGCGGAGAAAAGTGTAGCAACTGCGCCATTAGGCCAGGTGAGACGTCGTTTAGAAGGTTCGTACTTAGGAATGAAGTCTCGTGGAGAACAGGCAAGGATCCCGCTCTCACCCTCCACCATAACGTCTCGCGCATCGGCGGAGTCTTCAGCAACGAGTGCAACTCGCTTACAGTGACCGGAACGAACCCACTTAATAATTGTCTCTGCACCACATCGAGTCTTTCCGAAACCGCGACCCGCCAAGATGAGCCAGGTGGTCCACCGCTCACCATTGGGTAAAATGACTTCGGGTTCGAGCTGATTGGGTCGAGCCCAGAGTTCCCAAGTGTGGAGAAGTTCGTCCGCCTCTTCATCGGTTAGGTCATCGAGTTTGCTGAGGTCAATGGTCTTGAGATGCTCATTGCGCAGCAGCTTTCCGTCGATTGCCTGGTTCAACGGCTCGGCGCTTCCGTCCCTTAAGAGGTATTCCCTCGTCTCCGGGGGCGGGGAGTAACTTTGTCTCCTCGACTGTGGTCGACTCTTTTTCTTTATCCCCAGATATTTGTGAGACCGCTTCCGGGCTTCCTTCGGGAAGTTGCCCCTGAGCCTGGAGCCGCGCAATCTTATTGAGCAGCTTGGATTTCGCGCCTTCAACATTGATGGTTAACTCCACGCCGGCCCTGCCGGAATTGCGGTCATACTTCTCGGGACGACGAGCCTTGAGGATTGCCAACATCAGAGGATCCGACTTCTTCATCGCTCGTTCTGTCGCAACGTCCTCGATGAAATCCGTTCCTTCCTCGATGGCGTCATCCCAATCAGACGAAAAATCGGGGTCGGACTTTTTCCATGCCTTGAAGTTGCTGGTCGTTCCGCCGGCGGCATGAGCAGCCCTTGATACGGAGTCACCCGCAGCCAGACAATCCAGAAAGATCTTCCGGCATTTGTAAGTTCGGATGAAACGAGACATTAGCGGTTGCTCTTTTAATAAGTTTTGTCTATAATGATCGTCATTCCCCGATAGGAGCAACGTTCATATGGCACGAGCAAGAAAATCCCATGTAACGGATGAAGAGAAAGCGAAGAATAAACTCGAACCCGCTTACTCTGCCAAAGTCGACGGCCATCGATACGTCATCTACTGCACGTATGCGCGCACGGGTGATCCTATCGGTAAGGTGCTCGTTCTGAAGTTCTACGGAACCCATGCTGCGAAACAGTTTGTCGAGCGGGTCATTGCCAAAGACGAATATGAATGGGAGCTTTGGCTTGATCGAGATGCCATGATCGTTACATCGCGTGGTGTGAAGGTCCGAGCTCACAAGGATCAACTGAAGGATATCATGAACCATGAGTACACGGAAGCGGAAATCGAGTGGCGAGACGATCAGCTCATCAGGTCCGTTGCCAACTTTCTCTATGGAAGGCGAGACGACAACGATAGTACTCGGTCCCATGATACTGACGATGCCGGGCGGTCAACAATTCATGATGACGGAAGCGGAAGTGACGTTCAGTCAAAAACCCCTAAGTCCGCAAGAAAGGATCGACTGCCTAAACGCGAGCCGAAGCCCAAACCTAATACGGATGGTTTCATCTCTGCCAATGACATTGCACAGAAACTCAAACTCGAGGGTCGCGAAGTCCGGGGAGTTCTCCGAGCGCTCAAACTCACCAAACCCGACCATGGGTGGTCCTGGCCCAAAGACGAGGCTGGGAAGATTGAAAAGAAGGTTGTCGATCAGTTAGCCGCAGATCTCAAAGCACGTAACAAGGCGAAGAAGAAATGAGCAAGCGATTTGGAAGAAACCAGCGACGGCGCGCTCGGGAGACCGAGAACGAGCTGAAGGAATTAACCCGTCTTCATGACATCGCCGCTGAGGATATTTCAAGCTTAACATCGGACAAGCGAGCACTACAACAACGTTTAGTCCAGTTTGAGGGTGAGATCGCTCGGATGATAGCAACCCTTGAGCCCCATGTGGACATCAGATTAGCCGCCCTAAATCCGGGTTCAATGAAGGTGGCGGCTTCGCTCGAGTTTATAAGGCCCTCGCCCACGGCGGAATACATTATTCGAGCGGAGCAAATCCATTTGCTTGATGGACCCGAAGCCGTGTCATGCTTAGGAATTACGATAGGCAAAGAGATAGCAAGATTCTTGGCTAACACCGCGGGGAGAAGAGTATGATGACCCAAGGAGCTGACCTGTTCGGGTATCCTGAAGGGCTTACTCTAATAGAGCCTATGGACAAGGGCGAACTCGTGTATGAGTTCATCCTTGCGGGCAATGCCAAGTTCAGCATCAAATCCAACAAGACCGGAAAGCACTTCACCTTCAAAGTTCGCAAGGACAAGGATACGGGCATCTGGTATGTTTCTCGTCTAACCTCGGACAACGAGTACCTTTATCTTGGTGCAATCTTCAAAGACGATATGCTATTCCGAACGACTCGTCGCACAGGGATGAAAGAAGCCCGCAGCGAAGCCTTCAGAGCGTTCGACTGGTTTTGGCTGATACTCAATCGCGATAAGACTGTGCCGACGGGCGTGACGTTCTATCACGTCGGTCGCTGCGGCATGTGTGGCCTTGAATTGACTGATCCGACATCGATCAAGGAAGGGTATGGTCCAGACTGCAGCAAGAAACGGCTGCGTCGATCCTTCGGGGATAATACATGAAGAAAAGGGAAATCAAGGCCGCACTCAACCGAGAATGGGGCGAGGGTTATAAGTGGAAGATCATCGAGATTATCAAACGGGATTATTGCAACCTGACGATGGTGATCTACCGTGTCAAGTGTATCAGGGATGGTTCAGTGGAACATAGATGTAAGAATATGTCGGGCAATCATCGGTGGGATTATGCTACGAAGATCGATTTCTAAGAAAAAGGAGCCACCGTTTCCGATGACTCCCTTCTCTGTCCCTCACCCGAAGTTAGATGCGGGTATTCGACGCCGGACTGTTGTCGGTGCCGACCGACGAGACGTGACCAGACGCATCCTGTTGAACGCCGTTGACCGCAGCGTCCATCGATCCCGGAGGCGCATAGGCGACGCGGCCGTGGTCATTGCGAACCACACCGGCAGGATCAGGGCCGGTTGCGGCGCCGGGAACGATCAGTTCCTTCGCATCGTCCGCCAGCGCGGTATCGGCCTGCGTTTCCGGGTGGGTCAGCTCACCGACGGGCAGTTCCGTCGAAGCGATGTGACGGTCCCGCGTTTCGTCGTCCGACTCGTCGAGGATCTCGGTCGGCTCATTGGGATTGGCCGGCGGAACAGTTTCCTGCTTTTGCTGGCCTTCCTCGGCCTCATGAACTTCCTCGGGCGTTGGGTTGTCTTTGTCGACTTGCGAACCGGGGTTCAGTGTACCTTCACCAAACGTACTCATGGTTTTCTCCTTGTGGAACGTTCCCTCAATGCCATAAACGCTCGTCAGCGTAAATGGTTCCCTCACATTACGGAGGAATGATGGCGAAGTCAATACCGTTGGGACCACCGCCCAGCACTGGTATCAAGCCCATAGCCGTTGCCGTCAAGTCAAAGAATGGCAAATGGGTATGGAAATCTGTCAAGCAATCCAAGGAGGATGGTCGATTAAGAAAGAAGTGGCAAACTAAGATCAAGAAAGCAGACAAGAAAGGTAAATGGTGGTTTAAATGGCCGAAGTAAAGATCATCGCCGATAGCGTTAGCCCACAGGGTATCAGGCTGACGACATTTCACTTGAGATACTGGCGTGCGATCCACGCTGAGCTGATGACGCATCGAGTCTTCAGTCGCAATGCTCGGTCAAGTCGGGCAGTGCCTAGCAAGATCCTATTGACCGAGGAGGTCTTCGTTCCCCAGTTTGGAATGAATAAGCCGGGTATGCAATCTACGGAGAAGCTGACACTTGCTCAGCAATATGAGGCTCAATCCATCTGGATCGACCTTGCGAAAGATACTAGAATTGCAGTGTCTAAGCTTCAGGCATTAGGTGTTCACAAACAGTGGGCCAATCGACCGCTCGAGTGGTTCGGCTGGATCGACGTACAAGTGACCGCAACATGGTGGAAGAATTTCTTCACTCTACGGATCAGCGAATACGCTCAACCTGAACTTGACGAGCTCGCGCAGTTGATGCTTAAGGCAATGGAACAATCTCAACCCGTGCTTCGTCAGCCGGGCAGTTGGCACTTGCCTTGGGTTACCGAGGACGAACGAGAGGGCGGCTACACACTTGACGAGTTGAAGATGATCTCCACAGCTCGGAGCGCAAGGCTCAGCTATGCACCCTTCGACGGTAAGGCGGACTTCGTCTCAGAGATGGCGCGTTACGAGAAACTCGTTGTGAGCCAACCGGTTCACGCCTCACCAGCGGAACATCAGGCAACGCCGGATACTCGAGTAAATTCGGGTAAGTGGAAAGATGATGAAAGTTGGGGACATCCTCAACTGCACGGCAATTTTGAGGGTTGGATACAGTACCGCAAGACTATTCCTCATGAAGCCATAATGGAGACACGCGTATGATCGAGATACTTGACCTTGCCGTTATTCTGGGATCCTCTTGTCAGGAAGTCTTCCTCGACATGGTCAAGAGGTACCCGGGAGCTCAGCAATTCTACGATCATGTCGAGACTCTCCCTTGCGAATGCGGCGACCCGCATTGTTCACGTCGAGCTATGCAGCATTACTTGAAAGAGTGGTTCGACAATGACAGAGATAAGGTGGCTTTGTTCTTCCAAGGATTGAGTCTGTGTGACCAAACGCCAAGTGCACAGATCATCCAGACTGTTTTAGCCGACATGGGCTTGATAGTTAGCACAGGTGAGGAACGAAGCTTCGTTGAACACTTCGAGCAGATGCTTCGGGAACGAGGGATCAGCTTTAAGAAGATCGACCTCAACTGAAAGTGTGAACCGGGGGCAAAGAGCGCGAAGCTCGAAAAGGCATGATAGCAGGAACTCGGCTTCATGGCCCCCGGTTCGACTATTAGTCTACAGTCTCTTCCTTAAGAGGAAGTGATCCGAGCATCTTGTAAACGTCGGCGAGGCTATGTTCCGCTGCGTCGATGAAGACAACGTAGTGCTGGGACTGTTGTTGGCCAACGCCGTCCGGCAAACGGAATGCCGGCCAAACATTCTTATTATCGATGGTCATCCACAGCTCGCCACTGGGGCTCGCGCGGGTGAAGGATTTATTTTCCTCGTTGTCGCCCGTGTTGATGCCGTTGTCATAGACACAGGACATCTTCAACTTGCGACTCCAGCCATAATCCTCAATCGACTGAACGCCCATCTTCGCAATAACGTACATTGCTATTCTCCTATGTGTGGGAATATCGGGAACCTGAGCGGACCGGGCGCGGATGGCGGAGCAAGCTCAACGCGATGGCGACGGGAACCTCTGGAACAATCCGACCGCCTAATACTAGCGGTGAAGGCTTTAAGAGATTATCCGTCGAGTTTCTTGGTCAACTTCTCTACGGCGTTCGTGTTATCTTCGATTGCTGAACACAGAGCTGTCAGAGCATGACTGTTGAGTAACAGCCCGTCGCGAGTCTCGCGTTGGATCAGCACCTGCTGAAGGATCATTGTGTTGTCGAGGATTGCAGCGCTGTTGACGCCGCCGTTTCCATCCCTGCCTTCTAACCGCTCGGTGATTTTCTTCTTGCCTGTCAAGAAACCCCAGACTGTAACGCACAGGGTTCCGGAGAAGGTGGCTAGAGCGGCAGCAACGATGTTCCAGTCGACGGACGCGGCATGACTAACCGCGGCGGAAGGCTCTGACATTGTTTTCTGCCCCTGCTGCTTTATGGAGTTTCTTCAGCTCACGGGCCTCGGCAGCATCGATTGCCGCTCGATACGAGGAATGAGCGTCGGCGAGCAGTAAAGCGGGGTACAGGATAAGTCCGTAATTGGGCAAGCCCGATTTGAACAGACCAACAGATACGCAGAACCAGACCAGCATCGAGACAAAGCTGGTGGCGATGCGAACTGTGGGTGTTACTCCCCACTTACCGTTGATAAAGAGGGCGGTGATACGGATGAAGCCTACCATGAAGGCGGCTAGTCCCCATCTCTCTTGGGGAGCATACTCGAGCATGGATTGAAAGTAGGGGTTCGCCGGACCTCGATAAAGCCCGGGATGAAGTATGGTGTAGGCGCCCCACCCTGACAGGACCAGAGCACTGTACCACTCCGTGGCACGAACCTCGAAGTGTTTCTTCATTTGAACCCACATATCCAATGTCTCTCGTATCACCTTGGCCCCCATTACGCCCGAATGATGGCTCACTTTATATACCGAGGGCACTTAAGAGGATAGAACATGGTGATTGACCTACCTGAACCAACAAGATATAGTGCGACATTACCACAGGAGGACATATGGCGAAGCAATGGCGGGGTATCATCAAGCTGCAGGAAGAACTCAATGAACTGGGTGTGGAGTTGATGAAGCTTGCGGCATTCCCAACGGGAAAGCACCCGGCTCGCAAACGTTCGGTCATCCTGTCGGTCGAGGACGAAGCCGCTGACGTTCTCAATGCCCTCAACTATTTCATCGATCGCAATGGACTGGATCGTGAGCGTATCGAACGCCGAGCGGCTTCAAAACGCAAGAGATTTGTGAAGTGGATGGGTGACATCAAGGCCGTCGTGAAAAAGACGCCCAAGGCGTTGTCGTCACGCAATCGCGCACGTTGATACGTCGCAACGTCGAATAATGCACCTGAGACGCGCCTCAGACGCCTCAGGATCGATCAAAAACGTCGATTGATGCATCATTGCGATTGTCCTCGTGTTTCGTCCTGAGACATCACACATGCCGCTAATGATATGACTTCGCCGTGGGTGTAGTCAGCACCGTTTAAGATACGACCAGCAATCGTTGAAAGCTTTGAGGAAGATTGGCGCTTCAAGACCGGCGCCATGATGAGCGTCTCAACCAACTCCGCTGTCTCTTTGCTGACCATTGGAGATTTGGTGATCGCGTCAACTGCCTCGGTGGCAAACAGCAAGCCTTGCACGTCGGATTGACGCAGGCGATGAGCCACTTCGAGGAGTAGTTCTTGCAACCAACGTTCGCCGTTAACCCGTTCCAGTTCTTGGGCGAGTTTCTCGTTGCTTAGGGACTGAACGCTACTCATAATACCTCCGACACTGCCGAAGGTATTATCGCACCATAGCGTTAGGGTGTAAACTCCTTGCGAGCGTCAGGCCATTTCGCGCAAGTTGCGTCCCGATGCTCACGAAATAAGAAATAGTAGAATACTCGATTGCCGCGAACCACAATTGAGCAGGGATAAAACCCCGATATGGGTTCGGGACCTTCTTCTCGAGGCATGGACAAAACGTAGGGACGTTCTCTATAGTCGTTCAGAATCTTCATCGCTGACATACGAGCTGATGACCTGGTCAACCACTCGACGCTCTCAGGTGCGTTGTCCTTCGTTGCGCGTTGTTTCCTACGATCACTTGAACGCGACGACCTGACGCGCTTCTGACGCGACGTGTCAACGTCTTTGGATGATCGTTTGCGTGTCATTGCACAGTAGGCATTGCTTGCAGCGACTCGATGCTGCGTATCCATACTCGAAAGTTCTGTGCCTTTGTTGGGCCCTGATAACCAGAGATCATATCAGCACCCGTAGCGCGTTGTTCCCACAGGGACACATGAACCTTCAGCGGATGTTGCATCAGCGTTTCGAGACCGGCGCGGATCGAGGTCATGTTGACACCGAGTACGGTGAACTCCCCCTGAGGTACCTTCTTGGTCTCGCAATCCTCAATCTGGACGTGAGCGCGGAAACGCACAATCGGCATAGCCGTATTAAGCAGAGCGCTTATAACCGCCATAGCTATGACGTCTCGATCTTCCATGTTGGCGGGATCCTGGGGATCGATACCTCTGTCGCGGATGGCCTGCTCGGAGAGCGCAAGAACCCGCGTCATTGCTTCAAGTCCATTCATCGATCAATTCCTTAGCTGAATAGTTGCGCGATGCGCTTAAGGTTTTCGCTGTCGAGCTCGAAGTCTTGAACCTGTCCCTCGAGGTCGGTGATTGTCCCCGCAGCGGCGTCAGGCTCATCGCGCCTTAGTCGAGCGATCAGTTCAAGCGATGTGTTGATCTGCATGTCGCTGACCTCACTCATCGTCATCAATGCAGCTCGTACCTGTGCGAAGTCGTCGTCCTCGAGTTCAATCGTTCGCATGTTATATCTCCGTTGCGTCGTTGCGTCAACATTATCGCATACGGATAACTGTCCATCAACTGGTTTATTCTGCCAGATCCCAATCCGGTCGCCACCCAATAAATTCGCGAAAGCCCGGATGGCGCGGCTTATCCTTTTCTCCGACTTGCTGCTTCTTGTATTTGACAAGTTTGCCGAGGAGGCTTTTACGAATTGGCCAGAGGTTGATCCGTTCCTGTTGGGTGAAGCCGCCTCCCACCCGGACCTCAACGCCTGATTTAACATCCTCGAGTATGAGTCCTCCGAGACGTCCTTTTCCGACTTTACCCGCTTTGGCGCTTGATCGCTTGAGCTTGCCGGTGATTTCCCTTTTTGCTTCATTGTTGTTCTTCTCCTCTTCGAAGTAACCTGTAACTCGACCCTCGGCATCTTCGAAGGGTTTAATCTTCAGCATGCCTTGTTCACGGAGTGTGGACTTACCCTGTTTGTAGAAACCTTCCGGATTACGGGTGATTACACCCTCATAACCTTTGGCCAGACATTCCTCAATGAACCGGTTCAAGGATGGCAAGTTTTCAATGATCCGACCCTTTAGGATCTTTATTCGGGGATGGTCAAGATCCTTGACAATTTGAGTAGCCTCGAGGAAACGAACACGAAAGAAGCCGACGCTCGGTGCATCAAATACCCATAGAGTCCAATCGGGCTCGCCTTCTCGGGTCGTCAGTCCGCTGCTCGTGCGCCCGAGGACGCCTTTCTTCTTTTTACTGCCACAGACGATTTCGCCATCGAGTAAGGCACCGCAGTCCAAAAGGCCGGACGCTTCCTTCATGAAGTGCTTGTTAGGAAAAGGAGATAAACGGCTCGTCATCGGCTCTGTGCCGAGGATGCAGCGGAATCCGTCAATCTTGGGAAAAGCGATCACAGGAAACTTGATGATTGTCAGGTCCGTAGCCTGAGGTCCCTTCATCGGGCGCTTTATCATCGTAATGACCTTTCCGCCGCGGCCTTGATGATCTCAAACTTGGTCATCATGCTCCGAATGTCGTCCCTTTGAGGCGGCGTCAATTCGACATCAGCTAAAGGCATCAGCAGACGTTGACCTTGCTTGATGCTGTCATCGCAGTTACGAATGAGAAAGTCAACCGCCTCCGGTGGTAGAACTACGTTCACCATCCCATTAAGTATACTCATGGACATAGACCTTGTTGTTGAACCGGAATGTCGTGGCGCCGGGCATAACCGATCCAAACTCAAGTCGAGCGATAGCTAACGAGTCAATCTGGTTATGAATACCGGGAATGAATATGACTTGCTCTTTCTCACCGTCGTCGGTGTGCCAAGCAATCGCCGTGGTGTCGAGCGAGATCAGGTGCCAGAAATTGGCCACATGATGCAGTCGACTGTAAGGCGCAAGGTCTTTGATCTTGAAATGATCGAACAAAGAGGTCTCGATCTCGCGTAAATTCTTGCTGTATAGCCTTCGTTTACGCTTATTGGGCAAAACCCCGTAGAAAAGCAGGGGCATTATTTCTTCCTCTTTTTCAATCGCTTTTTGGTGTCTTTACGGTCGTCCTTAGGCTTGTTGCCCTTCTTTACAACAGGTTCAAGGCTATGATCGACCTTTTTCGTGGGCCTTTTGGTAGCTTTTACGCGCGGCGGTGGAAGGGTGCAGATCAGGTCCTCATTCAATGGGATGAAGATTAACTGAGGCCGATACCCGAGTAGTTCGGGCAATTTGAGTCCAGCACCTTGCGTCTTACGCAGAAAAGCCGTGACTTGCTGTGCTGTGAGTCCGTTTTCCACAGCCCATGCACTAACGGAAGAGTGAGACTTCGCGGCTCCCCGAATGTGCTTCCTCAGGGTTTTCTCAGTTATGGCGGTCTTCGGGATGCCGTTCTTGGCCATTGTCATCTCCTGTGAGGGGCCGTCGAAACGACCCCTCGTTCGAGGTTAGATCTGCGTGTCGGTAGCCGACTCATTGTCGGCGGGCGATTTGAAGCCCTTGCGTTTGCCGGATGCCGCGGGATCCTCGGCCGAAACGGTTTCGGCAGTTTCCTCTTCGGCGGTGGGTTCCTTGCCGTGAACGGCGGTCACCGAATAACCGGGCTCGACGTGGAAGACTCGATCCTCGTTTGCGCCGAGAACGTGTTCCTCGTGGTCTTCGGTGATGTGACCTTCCTCGCCCTGAGTCGTCTTGGCGACGGTCACGATAGCGCCCCAGGCTCGTGCCTGAACTCGCACTGTCATGGACATACGATTATCTCCAGTCGCGAAATGCGACTATGAGACATTAACGCAATCACGTTAAAATGTCAATCCTTCAATACCAGCGGAAACACCGCGGGATTGCGCACCGGCGGATATTCATAATCCGGCCGGGGATAGGGCGTGTCATAATCCACAGTCGGGATCATCGTAAAGAAGGGAGTGCCGGCTTCAGCGTTGATCGCTATCTCGGCAGCAGTCTGCTTACTCTTGAACGCCATCACCAACTCCATCTTGAGATCGGGATAGCAAATGAAGTACCGATCCGACGAGGACCGGTACTCCACGACCGCCTTCTGGGAAACGAGCTTCGGGCGGTAGACAGGCATCAGGCAGCCTTGAACTCGACGGTGATCGACTTCGGCGCATCGCCGGGAAAGGCATGCTTCTTGATGTAGAGCGATGGGATCGGCGCGTCCTCGGCGTCGTTCTTGAAAACGAACGTGCCCTTGGTGTCGCGGTCGAGCTTCAGGGTGGTCTTCGGCATTGATTATCTCCTCGTTGATGACATCACTGTTATCGCAATGATGGGAGTCTACGTCAACCGGTTAAATCTCACGTATCGTCCTCGAAACGATTACCGTTCTCGTCGAACAGGTCATCGATCTCGATCATAGCAACCGCCTTGTTAGATCCATCAACCAGAAGGAAGGTTGCCGATCCCTGTGGATTAATCTCTTTTTGTTCCGCCTCGGTGGGCTGCCGAAGGTAGAGCGGTTGCCTCGTCAACGTGCTAATCTTGGTACGGCTCATCCTGCATTCCTTCCGCGAGTAAATGATTGACCGGCTTCATAAGCCAGGTCGATGACCTTGAGATAGGTCTCTTGAGGAACGCTGACGGGGAGTCCTTCCTCGAGCTTATCGGCGATGCGTTTGAGGCTGATTGCCGCGGATATGTGAGCGCAGGCCATCATACCTCGTTGTTCGAGTAAACTCACTGGTGCCTCACGAGCAATGGACTCGAGTGCATCGAGGATGTCTTGATTACTGCTGGACATCTTAGTCTCCTTTCACTATGTCATTGTGTGTTGACTGGTCACCGGCGTCAACCGGTCAATACTCGAGGTTCCACTTCGGCGGAAAGAATGGTCGAGGCAAAGGCTCTGAGTGTGGCGTATAGTTCTGTTTGATCGTGGTCCTACCTGATACGCCCTGGATCGTCGGATGACTAACGCGGGTGTATTTGCTGATCTCACAGAAGAGATTCTGACAATCGATCAGGTGAAGCTGTCTACCGAAGAGGGTATCACCCATCTCATCGCGGGCACGCTTGGTCATATGGCGTATCGCCTTCACGGGATGCGTGCCGGGCATAATCTTGCTGATACCGTCCAGTGCTCCGGGCCCAGGAACTACGAAGTCGTTCTCGTCGAAGTCGATCATCGTAGAGTAATTCAAGTCGATAGTATATTGGTAGGCAAGGAAATCACCGAAACTACGGATAGACCTCATGTGAAGAAAAACTTCCTCGAGTGATCGGGCATCGCGGACGTTCTTCCAAAGAGGTAAATCCATGAGAGCTGTCAATAGATCAATGTGTGCGATAGCTTTACTGACACCCTTGCCGGCCGGACTTGCCTGGATGTACGCTGCGGAGTAAAGGCCTTTGCCCCCGTGTTTCACCAGAAGCTTGCGAATATGTTTAAGGTCATGACTAGTGATAGGTTCGTCGAAATGGCCTTGGATCATTTGCCAGGTCTCGATCTTATTGAAGATCTTAAAGAGCAATGTCCGGAAGAACAGTTCTTTCTTGCGTTCTTCTTCGCCGTATTGAACTTCACGGATCAGGTATTGACTGACGCGGTCGCTGGCGCGATAGGCGTTGGTGAACCGATGATCCCGAAGAATGGAATCCTTCGTCAGTGACTCCTTACCCTTGAGCCGACGGTGATACATGCGCAGGCGCTCATTTGCAAAGCGCCAATAAACCTTTTCCATATCAGACACAGAGTTTCTCCGCTACTTGAGCAATTTCCTTAATCGCCGCCGGCCCAATACCCTTGATCTTGAGCAGATCCCTGATCGGCAACTCCCAAGGCTTCGTGTCAACCAGCGGGCTGTGAAACCCGGTCAGCGGCGGGAAGCTCTTGGCTCTGTTGCGGTGCAGGGCGTTCCTGACTTTCGTACTCAGGCTGTTGTAAGCTTTCTCTTCCATTGATCTTTCCTTTGATCGCCTTGATGCTTAGCTTCCACAGAAGCTTCACGACCTCTTTGTAGATAACGTAGATCGCAAGGATCAGCGCTAGTTGCCAAAGCGGGATCGGCGTGGCCAATAACCCCTTCAACCTACCCGTCCTTCCGAAGTGATGGTGTCTTGTCGGTCACAACGTCGTCGGGCTTGTCATCCATAGTGAAGAACCCTTGAGTATTCCTGCAGCTACCACAGGTGACTAGCGCCTTGTTGCTGGTGACCCTAATCTTTGAACCGAGTGCCCTGCGTCGAGCCGCCAGGTTACAAGCAGTCCAGAAGATGGGATAGCGAAAGTGAACTTTATTCATGGCTGTATCTTCTCCAGTGCTTTGCCGATGTATTCGTGGGCGTGAGTCATTTTCAGCCACCACTCACGACCTACCCGTCGGTTGATCGTACACAGCAGCACCAGACGACACAGTTCCAAGGCGCTGTGGTGGATTTGACCTAGGTTTTCATCTTGTTGCTCAGTTAGTTTCTTCGCCATTGCTACTTCCTATTTTCAGTAGTTTCTCCATTGCGTCAAGTGCCGCCATGTCTCCCGCATATTGTTTCTCTGCCTGGATCCTAGCTAGTTGGACGTCTCGGCAAAAGTTCAAGGCCTTTATGAGTGCATCTGTGCCGAGACCCGTTGGTCGAAGCTCCACCCCCCGGTGAGTGAAAGTATCAACACCCGTGAAAAGCCAGGATTTGTGGAGTGACTCCGCCTTAAGCTTAATACCCGTGTCCTTGTCTTCCCACAGGGCGGAGGAATGGGCGGAATGATACCTCACAGTCTCTGGGGCGGCAATCATACGAGCGGCTACTAGCTGTGCGAGAATGTCGCTCGGACAAGGAACGGGTTTCGGCTTTCGTCGGAATATCATGGGCAGGGATCCTCGCATGCTTGAGCGCCGTGGATGTATTGAACGAACCTATCACGTTGCGCGACGGATGCAAACGCCCAATACCGCGGACCGTGATTGACCAACGTTGCGCTGAACAGGAGGTTTGGTATAACCTTGCTGCTCGGGTGTGGCGGCGTGGTCTTAGCGAATGCTTTCGGGAGGTAAGTGCAGACGCACCTACGCCACTCTTTCCTGCGATGCTCGGGAGTCCATGCCTTCACGGCACTTCCCACGTTACGAGGAATTGACACAGGTCCTTGAAGTCGTGATGGCTTGAAGGTGCCGGTGGTCCGAACGGGGCGACTGACACCAGGCGGGTTACGGGAAATCGTCGTTCATTCAATAGAACGTCGAGGTGTCGACTCATGTCTCGGCCACGTGACTCGGTGACAAAGATCTCGGTACGGAACTTCATGGTGTTCTCCTTGTGACTGTTGTAGCATATCCAAGAGTAGAAAGGCTTTTGTTTTAGCTGCCGTATCATGGGCTCGCCACAGTACGGACAGCTGGGTGTCTTCATCTGTAGGCTTCCACTTTGTGATTTCGCCAGACTAGAAGAAATTCAACCTTTAAGGTTTTGTCTTTGCTGTTCTCCGAAGTCTGTTGTACCGACACTAGCCCTCTAGGCTGAGAGTGGTTGTGTCGATCGTCTAGATAATCGTTGAGTTGATTATCTATCATAGCTTCTCGGGTGTTGCTCGCAAAAGCTTCAGCTTCGAATACTGTTCGTTCTACGAAGTAGGTCATCTATACCGCCTGTGGTGGAATGCGGTGTGGGCGACCTCCCGGCCTACGCCCCAGGACAGGCCTCGCATCATTGTGCTGCCATAGCCGGCCAACATGATTACTGCGATCAAGAGTAATAGGGGTATTAGTCTCACAGGTACTTCCTTTATGTCTATAACACGTAGTGCCGCCGGCTTGTCTTTATTCAGTCTTCTCCCGGCCTCCAAGCTTTCTCGTCGTGGACCATCTCGTCCAGTATCCAACCTCGACGGTTAAGTTCGAGTATGTCGATTGGTCCGTCTTCATTGACGGTGTACCAGTGTCCTCTGACGTGCTGAGCGATGGATCGGGCTGAGGCTCTCTCGCACTTGAACCAATAGTAGCCGTCTTCGAGATATTGCGGTTTGGGTTCGGGGAGACTTGGCCGAGGAGGTGGTTTGCCGAAGAGGGTTGTCAAGAATTGAGCTGCTGCGTCACAGTCCATGTTCATTGTGTTCCTGTCTTGACGTTCGAGTCTCTCGATTAGGTCGTGCGCTTGTTGATAGATCTCCATATCAGTCTCCTCTTTCAGGTACAGGTAGCCAGCCTATAGCGTCTTTGTTGTTTATATGCTGGGAGCTATAGGTATTCTTCTCCCCACACCAAGGTTCCCAGTGAGGTGGAGATCCAGTCCTTGCTTCGTTACTGATCCACCGACACTCTTCCCACTTGGGAAAGGTCGTCCTCTCGTAGCCGTTGAAGTTTATTCCCTTGACCCGTTTGTTCTTGTAGAGCCTAGGCCAAAAGAGTAGAAGGATGCATTGTCCGTCTTGTGGAGCATCAGACATTAGGTTCATGATTTACCTCGACACGTAATTACGTTAAGTCTTAAAACCTTAGAAATATAGATGGGGACCAGGTGCGTGCTGTACGCATATGGCCCGGTTTTTGCATGCGGGCGGTCATATGCGTGTCGCGTGCGTTCAATGCGACAAATACGTTACAACGATCAACGTTACGCAAACGATCATTGTTAACGCATATACGTCAATGCGTGTCATCGCGTGTTATCCTTTCAACGTGTAGCGTTGCGCGTATTCGCGTTCAACGCCATGCGATTGCGTTACGCGTCAACGTTCGCATTGTCGTCGACAACGACGACGTTCGGCGCGACACGCGATTTCGTGACACGCTTTGCGCGTGCGAACGACGCATCGTAACGCGCATCGTATGCGCGACGTATCGCGTCATATTCACGCATATTCGTTGCGATCCACGACGTGTTGCGAATGTGATCGTTGATCGATTTTGCGCGCAATGTCGCGCGAATTTGTTTGTCGTTGCGTGCGAACGTTTTGTCGTCGCGATGCGTGTGCGAAATGATCGTTTTCAAAACGCACGGAAATGCAATCGTTTTGTTGTTGCGTGACATTGCGTGTTTCACTTTCATCATATCGAACGCGTCATTGCGTTTCGATGTCATCAATATACGAACGCAATCGCATGTTGTCGATTGCAAATAATGCAATCGTACATGCATTAAATGCACGCGTATGCACGCATCATAAGCTCCATGTGTACATGGCTGGCCCAACCAGAGATAGTGAGATTGGCCAATCCGCCTTATTCCCACAGATGCGCTACCCGTACCATACGGTCTCTAACACTAAGCTTGGCCAAGCCAATCGTTGCCCAAATGAAACGGGCCGTGAGACCCGCATCATTATCAATCGGCCACGCGATATACGGACGGATCGGCTACGTCGAGATCCAATTCGACAATCAAGCCGTCATCGATCATCCCGACCAATTCGCAACGACCAATCGATTGGAGCTTTGTCACGAGCAGCTCGCGTAGATCCAATGTCACGTCATTGGCAGACGGGTCCGTCGCATCGCAGCCGATGACCAATGTGGTTTTGATAATCATGTCGTAGCTCCCATCGCGTCATTGCGATAATACACAATCGAACATAAATATCCAGAGATCAACTGTTTATTTCCATCGAGTATTCTGGCTTGGCCAGACTCAATAGCTATCTGTATCTTCCAGTGACACGCATCTTAGTGCCACTTAGTTAGCTGTCTGCATAGACAAGATGTTGGCCAAGCTGCTACCCGTTCTACGCGGTCTCTAACAGAGACACGTAATTACGTGGTCTATATTTGGCCCGTCTCTCGGCTGGTCCAGCTGGTCCCATAAGACTATTATACAGACTCATATCCATTGACAATAAATCACGTGGGCCAAAAGGTTCGCGCGAATACAAAACAACTCTCTCTTTTTTTACATATATGTAAATCCATTACGCCAGTATGCCATTTATGCTAATCTTTACCCAAATACAAGACCAACCAACCCGTATTTGAGCATAAGAGCACAGTGGTTTGACATTAAGGCGAAAAAAAGGTATACTTGTGTTTGTAAGCACCAACCCATTACGTTAAACAAGGCCGTAACCATGAAAGTCAAGAAAAGATATAATCAATTCGCAGATCTTCCAACGCTAGATCTCAAGGAGTTCGAGGCTCTGACAGATCTGTTATATGAAGCCACAAATGGCAATATCAGCGCAACCTGCCGTATCTTGGCAATAGACCGTAGGACATGGGATAGGTGGATCAAGCAACCTCCACAATGGCCATGGTGGAACCTAATCCTCCGTACAGCTATCAAGCATATGATGATTGGGATCAAAGGCCGCAGAGGTTCACCTGCACGAGCTCACGCAGCATATGTCCGCGATGCACTCGCCCGGATACCTAACTCCACAGAACTACTTGAAGAGATCGAGATACAATCTTATCAGTACCGTGAATGCGAAGTCCACATAAGAAACTTATTATCCCACGGACCTATGAATTGGGAAGATATCCAAAAGGCAGCGAATAGCGGCGGGTACAGCCGTAAGCAACTCCGCACAGCTGCAAAAGCTCTTGGCGTAGTTAAAGATCGAGTACCCGCAGGCGACAGCGTATGGTCGCTACCAGAAACAGGAGAAGACTAATGATGAAGTATATGGTAACCATTGAGAGCAGCAAGGAAATTATGCCCGAAGTGCGCTGCATAACCACAACCCTTAAATCCGCGCAGGATTATATTGAGAAAGACTTACCATCTGCGGAAGCATACTTCAAGAGAGGTAAGCACGACTTCGAGCATAAGATCTGGCAATTAGTGCCGTGAGTAGCTACCGAGCCAATCGTTAAGTTGATAGATGACATCGCCGAGACCTCTGCTATACATATATTGCCGAGTCAGCAACTGTTCCTGGATGTGTTTATGAAGTCTTCTGGCCTGATGCCGACGCTTAAACCACGGTGACCACGACCTGTGCGGTATAGGCCTGTTAGTCATCGTTCAGGTCCTTGATAAGCGCGAGGCAGTGCTCGACGTGCTTCATGAGCATCATCGGCTCGATTGCGAGCATAGCATCCCTTCTACCGTTGCTGTACGGCATCAGGTTGATGATCGCACGATCCTCCGGCCGTGATGCGAGTCGCATACTCTCGCTTTCACCCGAACAGCCGCTGGCTATGAAGTTGATGAAGCCGGCAGACACGGGCTGCAGCCGATGGATCTGGTTTAAGATCGGCACTCTCATCACCCGTTCGGCCACGTCACTGTGGATCATGTGTCCGGGGAAGATGATCGGGTAGTTGCTCGTAGCCTGTTCGGTGTCGTGCTCGAGCATGATGTATTTCCACTCAGCCATGTTACTTCACCTTTCTCAGATCGACATAGTATTCAGCGTGGTTAAGATTGATGTCCGCACCACGCTTGCATTGTTCGGCCACCCGCTTCGAGGAGTATGGCCCCATGCGGCTCTCGACCTTCATGGTCTTGATCTCGATGATCTCGACGTAATACTCTTCAGCCATGGTGGTTCTCCTTGAATAGTGCTACGCCGATCCATACGAGCGTGAGCAGCGCGATGCCGATGAACCACGTCGCCCAACCGTATTCGGCTTTGTGGATGTTCACGCTTGCCACGATCAAGGCAAAGAAGAACATGCCCAACATCATCGGATAAGACTTCATGATAGTTTTCCTTCCAAGTGGATGATTTCCTTCAAGGCGATGTCACGGTCAGTTTCCACCTTGAGTAGTTCTGTGAGACAACCCTCACGGGCAGAGTCGATCTCCTCAAGCAAGCCTTGCTTCTGTGCGGCCGTCATGCCTTCCGCATAACCCAAGGGATTGTCGCTGGCTTCACATTGCTCGAAGAACCGATCGGTCTGCACGAGCTCGTCACGCAAACTGTCCTCTTTCTTGTTGAGTTGCTTGACGAGTCTGTTGAGCTCCTTCAGCCGACGACGTTGTTCGCGTCGAACACCCGCGGCTGCAGCCTTATCGCGTGCAGCTTGACCGCTACGGATGTATTTGAGGTTGGCGTTGATCGCAGCCTTGAGCTGTGGATCGACAGGCGGAAGATGTCCGCGCTTTTGACGAGCTACCATTATCGAGGCCTTTCCATGTAGGTAAGCTCATGCCCATGGAGATCGATATAATGGATAATGATGCCGACAGCCGGTTCACGAGTCTCGAACTTCGTGATCTCGAAAACATCATCGTCGTATTCCATCAGTCGAGCAATCACGACTTCGCAGACATCACGACGGAGCGGACTCACTTGCTTGAGCTCGCAGATGAGACTTTCGCGATGACCCAAATCCATACACTCGGGTTTGTAGACATCACGAAGGATGAATGGCGCTTCACCGGCTGTGTGGATCATTCCACAATGGACGCAAGCGAACGTCATCAACTTACCCTGTACCATCTACCGTCTCCTTTCCATAGCGGTGAGCATCTCGAGCTTTTCGTAGTCGATGCCTATCAACAACCACGTTTCTTCCTGCGGCGTGTCACAGAATGACAGCGCTAATGGGATGTCGGTGATCGGCAGACAGTTGTCCGCAAATTCCCTTCCGCATCGAAATGCGGCTTCGCAGCCCGATGTCGGGAAGCGATTGATCTGGATGAGTTGCGGCATGTCAGGCCTCCGGCATCAGAGGAACGGTCAAGACGCGATTAACGTCGCCGTCCCATGCGAGATAAGGGGCGCGGACGAAGAGGTAACGATCATCGTCGGAGCCGATTACGCATTCCCACGAGACGAGGCGGAAGTTGTCAGCCACGTTCGTCGGCCGAAGGACATGAACCAGGATCCTTTCATCGCCGTCGAAATCGACGGTGATATCGCCCGCGTCGGCGAAGTAAGCACGGAACGCGGCGATGAGATAATCATTGGCCGGGTTGGTCATCATTCAAACTCCGTTGTCGCAATGCGTCATTGCATATCGACAATTACACGTTACGACAACGGACGCTGAAGCGCAACTGGTTTAAACCGCGAAACGCTCGATCAAGATGTCCAACGCTCCGTGAAAATCATCTTCTTCCGCATGATTGAGGGCGTCTCGAGTCTTGAGCATTTCCTCTTCGGTGAGAACGACCGCATAATAAGTCACGCCATCGTAGACCAACTTCACCCGATCCTGTGCGGGTTGTGAGGTCACCGGCGTATGTTCCGAGAAAAACTTATTCGAGATAGCCGACGCTACCTCGTGGCTGATATGACTCATGGGTTACTCCTTACCGCGAAGTCGAGTTATCGATGATCGCCGCGGAACGATCAATCGAGGCCTGAACCGTCGTGGCGACAACCTCAAGGAGCGCGCCGAAGACGACGAAGGAAAGGACCATCAAGAGGACATAGCTGAACGAACGCATTTCAAGTCTCCATCGCGTTATTGCGATCACATACAATCGCGCGTTAAGCTGCTCATGTCAACTTCAACATGCTATATGCGTTCCTTGACAAATTCCTTGCCAAGCTCCGTGAGCTCAGTCTCTTCTTCGTTGATGAGGCCCATACGCTTGGCGAAATCGAGCTGACCGGGCAGGTCATCTTCATCTTCTCCAGACTCGCGTAAGAACTCACCTGTGACGTACAATTCTTCAGTATTGTCGAGATGCTGAAGCATGCGGACAAGCTCATCGACATCGTAAGGCGAAGCATAGCCGACGAGCTCCAAGAACTCATAGCCGTCGAGCATATGCTCGGCAACCCCCTTGAGAGTATCTTGAATCTCGCTCATGACGTCTTGGATCATGCGGCTACGATCTTCATCGGTGAAAGGCGGCGACAGCCACGGAATGATGGGAACGTCGAGGGTGATGGGTTCTCTGAAGATGCCCATCAAGGTTTCAATTGGGATGGGTGGACCCGATACGCCTTGATAGCCTTCATAGACATCTTCGAGGATTGACATGAGCTCGGCTCGAAGCTCTTCGGACAGAACATACGACTTGTCGGACATCAGTATTTCTCCTTATCCACAGATGAAGCACGAGAGCGTGCGAAGGTTGGCGTAGACGACGTTCTCGAACAAGCGAGTCTTGTCATCACCGAACGCGTTACGGATATCCTGACATACGGCAGCCGCGTTGTCGATAGCGCTGATGCATTCCGTGCCGCAGGGCGAGTCGGCAGGCATTGTTGCGAGGATCTCACCGAATGTGGTATGATCCTTGGGATCATTGTTCGGGTGGACTTTGTCGAGAAAGATGATAGCACCGCCGCAGACAGGCGACATCCTCATCTGAAAGTATTCACGGACGTTCATGGACATTCTCCGTTTATGTCATGCGTCATTGCATGGACACATACATAATGCGACGATGGCGTCTACACGTCAACTGTTATGTTCTGCCCGAAGACCACATGCCCTCCGCCCATGCTTCGCTAAGCATGTCTCGTAGGGTCTTTGCATTAGCTCGCACAGTCCGCTCGGCCATGACTTTGCGATCACCCCCGAGCGGCGCAGTATAAACTACGCAGTAAACATCAGGATCACGACCTACAAGATCACCGGCAACTATCTCGAACGGACTATGCAGCTTTATGGCCCGTTGGATCGCCGAGCTATGCAGCTCTACCGCATCAATCTTAGTCGTGACAACCTTACGAGGTCTCGGCATCGGATGCTCCCCTCGCAAGGTCAATCGTTCGATTGGACCAAGGTACATGGATATCGCCGAGGGGTGAGTGAACCACGGGTGCTGATGGGAATGCGTGGTCGATCAACCAATTGAACCGTGCCTGAGTCCAGTTGAAGCAGAAGCGACTGATTTCCGGGATGACCGTAGTGCCGTCCGAGAACCATACCTCGAACCAGGGATGATCTTCACGAAGACGATCAACCATGAGGACATACCCTCGGTATTCCTCGATGTCTTCATACCTTTCCACGATCACGTCCTCCGCAGACGAGCGAAGCGCTTGAGCTTCCTGTCCCGACCCGTGAAGTATGCGTGAACAACCTTCACGCGAAGACGATTATCGGTCTCGTAGCGAAACGTGAGCAAGCCGAGCGGCGGGAAGCCTGGTCGCGTTCGATACGTATCCGCATAGCATTGTAGTTGCTCGCGTAATACCTCGAGCGACAACGCCTCGACTTCCTGAGGCATCCGCACCATCTGTGCGGTCTCTACTCTCCATCGAGTGATGGGAGCCTTCAAAGATAACATGGGCCTTGACATTATGTTCTCCATCGCGTGATTGCGATTGCGTGAATTATGAACGATACAGGTTCCGCAATCAACTACCTGATGCCCACCAATTTCTTAATGATCGGTATCTCCTCTGGTGCAAACGCCCAGCCGTACGGCGGTTTTTCTCGTCCTGACGTTCGTAGGATCGCTCGCGCATCGCTCGGCAGGACTCCTGAGGCGACGCACAGGTCGGTAATCGTGACATAACCGTCGGGACGTGTCGCTCGTGTCACCCGGGCGGTCGTTTGATCGATCACGGTTGCCAGCTCGGGACCAGTGATGGTGTCTATGGTCTTGGGTGTCGATTGTTCTTCCCATATGCCATGTTTGAAGGATAAGATACGCTGATGATCCTCAGGCTTCAGGTGATGAAAGTCTGGCTCCGGGATCAACGGCAGTAGCTCATCGAGTCGGTCGCATCGCAGACGGTCGCCATTGGTCAAGATCAAAGTATTGCCTTGACGGATATATTCCTGACCCCTGAGGAAGTAAGACAGGAACCATCGAGCATACCTGTTGTGGCTGTCCTTGATGACCGGCACATAGGCCCGGCGGTGTTCGTCCTTCGGTCGCTGTCCCGTGATGTAGAAAACGTAGCTCATCAGTAGAACCCCTCATCGCTGTTGCGCCAAGCCTTGAGTCGGCGCTTGGATATGATCCCCCGAGATGCCCAGAAGTCAAAAGCTCCGCCTTCAACAACTACAGGGTCTGCGCCGAGAATTGCTTCGACCTGACCCGCCCGGGTCGGTTCGTCATAATTCTTACCAAGATCGCCCCACCCGAACCACCGTCGAGCGGCTAAGAAATCGAGACGAACCTGACGATCCGACTTGCTCTCGAGGTTCTCCTTTGCCGCGGCGAATATCTCCCGGCCGATCATCACACTTCCTCCATAGTCATGTTCCTCGAGGTGAGCTTGATACGGAAACCTTTCGAGCCCTTGGCGATGAGCTTCTCAAGGAAGGCCGTCGGTATGTCCTCGGCGAAGTCGTCCCCGCCACAGACGCTATGCGCCTTGTCATACCAGTCATCGAAAGCCACCTTGTTGGGATCGAAACCCTTGGCATAGATGATCTTGTTCTCCTTGGGCTTCTTTCCGAAAGCCATCAGGTAGACACCTTGATCCTTGACGAACTTGACTGGAGCCTTGTTGGCAACCGCCTGTGCGGTCATCGCCTTGAAAGCTTCGTCAATCGGCCAGGTTAATGAGCCCGCCATGTCAGATCTCCCCCGCTTCGATTTGTTCCTCGAGCTGAACGAACTCGCTTACATATTCCGAGTTCAAGCCGAGGTTGCTGAGGTCGTCGTAGAGACAATCAGCATCGATCTTGCCTGATCGGAAAGCCTTGATAGATTTCTCAGCTTTCTTGTAATCCGAGGCGGGAAGATCATCGAGTGACTGAATACTCATTTCATAACTCCTATTATCGCGTAATTGCGATGAAGTTACGTTACGACGAATAACGCCTTAACGCAACTCATCATTTCTTGCTTATGCTAGCAAGTTCCTACGTAGTTGAACAGTCTTGCCGTGAGCAACGCCCCGGCTAAAGCCGCTTGCATCATTGACCTGTGCGCCTCTCGACCGACGAACCCCGAGATTGATGCCGAGTGTCTTCTGGATGTATTCCGTATTTCCTTCGCGTTCACCCGCGGCCAGGGAGACAAGAGCGTTGGCTTCTCGATTGTGCTCGAGACGATGAGGCTCGGCGCCGACACCGCTGGTCAGGGTGGTGTGAGTTGCCGAATACATCTCAGCGCATCGAGCTGCGACCGTCATCCCCGCCCCGGTCATAAACGAGCGACCATCGCCGGCAGCGCGAGCCGCTTGTTGGATTGAACGCAAGACCATGACCATGATAGCATGACAGACCGCGGCGTTCTGCTTCTCGCCGACGATGGTAATCTTGTGTTGTCGCCCCTTGTGATCCAGCTTTTGGCTGAAGTAGGTGCAGTAATAAAGCTTGGTGATGCCTCCCAAGACATACTGCGACCAAGGTCGGAGCTGCACAGTCAATTCGAGATGAACTCGTTCGGCCGGCGCCTTCGCGTCGAGGTCGGCTCGAGCCACATTGTACTTGGCCATAAGCTCATGAGCTTTCTTGTTGAAAGCTTCGGCTTCCGCTTCGGTCGCAGCCGTGTTATTGGCCTTCGCCAACAGCGCTGTAATCTTGCGCTTGATATCTTCGATGTTGTCGTTCATGCGATGAACTCCTCGAGCGCGGCAATCATGCCGTCGTAGTCCCGCGCCTTGAACTTCTTGCCCGTCAGCTTCTCAGCCATCAAGCGACAGTTCTTCGGGGTGTAGGCGGTGTTGATGCGCAGGCCGAGCTTGATGGCTTTGAGCCCTTGCTTCGCGCATAACGCCTGGTATCGCTTGATACCGTCGGGCGTATTGATTACGGTAGCCATATATTCCTCCATCGCGTAATTGCGATGTTATGACAATACGACACGAGGAGCCATAACGCAACTCCTCGATGCCGTTACATTCTTCAGCGTTTGCGCGTTTGCCGACGAAGCTTCTTCATCTGTTGATGAAAGATATGGTAGTCGCTGGGCTGCAGTTGCGCGGGCAAGTTCTGATAGATCTTCGATCCTTTGAAATCCAGACCGAACTCGGCCCGGAGTTTCTTCTTGCTCTCGGCTTCCAGTTGAAGATCGCCGCGAGTCTTGCGCTTTGCTTTGGTCGACATTTACTTTGCTCCCTGCAGAATTTTCTTGATGTCCGAAGCCGCGGTCTTCGGAAATGTCCAGCGATCCTGACCCTTGGTGTGAAGCTTGGTCAGCTTGTCCTCGTGGCGACGAAGCTTGGCGCGGGCGACCTTGGGGTCGATGCCGAGGTCACGGGCGATATCCGCCACAGTAGTCTCGTTGGCATTGACCTGCTTGGCTGTCGTCTTGCCGGTGGCCTGACGCGCAGCTTTCTTGTCAGCGATATGCTTTTGCTGACGAGCGGCCTTTACAGGATCCTTCTTGGGATCGACCTTGCCGCGAGCTTCGGCTTCATCTTTGATCTGCTTCTTGTCCTCGTCGGACAGCTTGACTTTTTTCTTCGCCCTCTTCTCGGCCTCGCGCAGGTCGCGGACCCGTTCACGAGAATGCCGAGCATACCCGTCGGTGTCGAGGCCACGTGCGAGATGAGCCTTGACGTGAGTAGTCGCCTTTTCCTCGGGTTTGGCCGGTGTTGAGATGTTCTTGGACAGCGCGCTTTCGGATAGGGACGGCGGTGCATCGGGTTCCTGTCGAGCTGCAGCAACAACGGGATCGGGCGTCTCGGCTTTCGCTTCGGTGTTAGCCCCCGGTAAGACATCGAGGTGGCCGGCGTCGGTCAAAACCTTCACCGCGGCATCGAGCTTCGCTTGGGATGCCTTCCAAGATTTGAGTTCCGGTTTCCCGGCGTTGACACGAAGCCTATTAAGCTTCGCGAGGTCATTCGCCATTGATTTTCTCCAGTCTGAGACACGTCATTGATGACGCAAATCGACGTTACCACTTGCCACTGATGGTGTCAACTTCCATATGCCACTCTACGGAAATAAAAGTCAAGAATAATGAAGTTGACAGGTAGCACGCGATGCGCGATTATAAAGGTGTCGAACGTTAATCGACAACGTGAAGGAGAAACTCCAATGCACTCTCACTATCGTGGCTAGCCATTCGGCTACCGGCCGTCAGATGACGGTACTTGATTTTTATATCTCGATCAGCCTGGTCGGCCGCGGCGCCGGCGCTGCCCGATTGCAATTCCGCATCAGGCATGATTAACTAGGGAGCGTCGTTCCAATGACTTGGCCGTAGCTATTGATCCTCGCGTGTTATCCCAGTTCTGAACCGAGGTCGCTTCGCAATTACGCGGGGCGGCCTTATTCTTTGGCTGCTTTGCTGTTGATGATCCACTTCTCGACGCGGTTTTCTTTGCGTCCTTTGACTTTTTTCTCGACGTTCATCTTAGAAGCAGCACGATCAAGCATCTTCTTAGATATGCTTCGCTTCTCACCCATCCTATACAGTTTCTCCAGCTCTACAGCTGCATCAGTGATTGTCGACTCCAGGAACTCCATCGCATCCTGGATACCCTGTCCTTGCTTACCTTCTTGACGAGCCTGTGCCGAAGCATCGAGAATTTCTTGAGCAGATAGATTAACATAGTCTCCCCAGACAAACTCAGATGCTCCTTTCGGTCGTTCTTCAATGCGGAACGTCATCGCCTGTGGTGGCTTAGCGAAGTTCATCTTCACGATTGCTACAGCGCGGGTGTCAGTATCTTCAGGATCAACACCCACAACCATAACTACTCGGGCCAATCCACCGAAAGACACGGATCCTTGCCCACGATATATCGCTGGACCTGACCCTTTCGTAAGATGTCGCAATACAAGTACCGAACAGTTGAAGTCTTTGGCGATCTGCATGAACATGCCGAAGGCTTGGGCAACCTCGGAAGCCTTATGAGTATCTGCCCGTCCGATGTATGTGTTAAGTGTGTCGAAGACAACAAGGCTCGGCTGGATAGCTTCAAGCTCTTCATAGATATAATCCAATGCTTCATCATCATCGATGCTGAAAGGTTGCTGCACGACGTTGTAACGACCAGCAAAGTCAGTGAACCCGTTTTGACTGAGCCGGGGCTTTGTTACAGTACCGGCGGAGTTCTCCATGTCGAAGTAAACGATAGGGCCTGTCACCCTCGGTTGACCCTTATAAGGGGACGGGATCCTACGACCCGTCGCAATGCTACCGGCAACCATCTGTGCAAGATAAGATTTACCTAATCCCGGATCACCTTCGAGGATTGACACCTCACCCCGTGCAAGGTATGGTTTCCACAGGAAGTCTAGCTTTTCTTGTTGGACGTCGTCCATCGACTCGAATTTGATGAAATTGTTTTGAGTCTTCTCTTCACGAGACTCTTCTTCATCGGATTTCATATGGCGTTTGTTGGCGCCTTTAGGTTTCTGCTTGAAGTTTTCTTGTACGATCTTGTTAAGCTCCCGGCGGAGCTGCGTGTCTTCATTGCGACGACCCGCGAACTTATTCCATACGCTGTTCTTGATGACAGCAAAAGCCTCGTCAAGCGACATGCCGCATTCGATGCAGGCATTCTCAAGCTTCCAAAGCATCTCGCTGCGATCAGCACGACCGTGAGTTTTCTTCGCCATGAGTTCACGACGAAGCCAACGCGGCATCTTTCCCTGGTACTCTTCGAATACTTCGGAGGGTGAGAGATCTTCACCCCCCTCGGTGTCATCCTCATCCTCTTGAGGAACGATTGCTTCGATACGTTTGATCGAGTACTTAGCCCCGTCATCCCACAGGACTCGGACAACAGGTTGAGTTTTATATTTGAAGTTTCGGGTACCGGGAAAGCGAAGGACCTGTGTGAGGTCCCACCCCCCATGGTCAGCCTCAAGGTGATAGGTGAGTCGACGGTTTAACGACTCGGTCATCGGTTCCTTTAATTCCCACAGGCCGACGAACCTGCCCGGCGATGACTCGAAAGCGTAGGTTGGCTTGAGTCCTTTGAACAATCGCCTGTCCCGGGGATCGGAGAAGTCGAGGTCAGCCCACAGTAGGTTGGGTATTACCGCTTCAGTCTTTGACCGAGACCGGCGATTAAATCCGTGCGGGCAGAAGTATATGTCCTTGTCGCTATTATCCTTGAGGAAAGCCTTGATCTCACCGAACTCCTCGGGAGAAAAGAAATTATCTTTCCATTTAGCCCCCGCGGATTTTGTTGAGATGCAGAAGAACTTGCCTGGTTGATTTTTCCAGATCTGTGTAATGACGCTCACTCGGACGTCTCCTTCTTGAGACGTTCGATTTCTTTGAGCCTATGTACTTCCTCTCTTTTGATGAGAACGATATTATCTCCCGGTCGTTCCACTTCCACCGTTCCTCGATGAATGCGTTGATGCAAGGCCATATACTCTATGCCTATTATCTCCGCCGCTGCTTTAACGCTATAGAAATCTTTGAGACTGCCCATTTTTACCCCGGTTGACAGCGGCGTGAGTCCCGGATTATATTGTCAAAACATTTAACGGTCAACGCCAATCGTAAAACAGGGGCACTCTACGATGATTGTAATTGAAGGTATGGACAACTCCGGCAAGTCGACGCTGGCCCGAGCGTTCGGCGAGTATATGACCATGCGTGTGCAAGAAAGTGAAGGGCCACCGCGGTCGGACGACGAAATAAATGCTCGCGTGGACGGGTACGCAAACATGGAACGAACGATCTTCGTCAGGCATCCTGTGGTATCGAATGCGATATATGGTAAGTTTCGTCTCGAGGGTGATCCTATTACACCTGGTCGTCAGATGATCTTCTATGAGGCCAAACCCATCCTGATCTACTGCGATGCGCAGCAACGAGGTCTCGACGGTCATGTCGAGAAAGATCATGATACCGCTGACCACATGAAGATGGTCAACGAGAAGTATAACAACCTGTTGCAGGAGTATCGCCTGTGGGCTGCACAGTATGCCCACTTCTGCTATCGTATCGGCGACGACATGGATCAGCTAATCGCGACCGTCTACTTCTATCAACAATACACTCAAGCATAAGGAAAGATCGATGACGTTTCTACCGACGCATCGCCATGTGGATGGCGGCTTCTATCACTACATCGGCGAACAGCTTGGCAAGAGTGAGTTCGACGGAGAATGGGTACCCGGTGTTGCTTACCGAAACGATGAAGGCATGATGTTCTGGACCAGTCTTGAGCGATGGGGTCAACGCTTCACGCCACAAGGTATCGAAAACTCCTCGGTTACCTTGACCGACAAGGATGATGAAGTCGTTGCTGCCTTTAATTTCCAACACGGGGACGCCGGCGACGTTCGTTATATGCTCGTCAGTGCGGGGCCGCTCCAGAATAGCCGATTGACCATCGGAGAAACGAGCTGGATCAAGACTGTTCTCAAGGCACAGGCCGAAGCCGTGACTCGAGGCCTCCACATTCGGGATCATGACTTCCCGGACTTCATCGGCGATGTCTCGGCATTCCATGCCAAGTTCGGTCAGGAATATCTTGGTAAGCCCCGCATGTTACCGGCCGACCTCCATGATTTCCGCGTCAAGTTCCACGACGAGGAGACCGGCGAATACCGGGATGAGTACCCGAAATTGCTCGACGCCATTGAGCGCAAGGATCGTCGAGATATCATCAATATCCTCGAGCTTCAACTCGATGCTCTTGCCGATGCTGCCTGGGTGATACTGGGCACCGCGGATTTGCAGTTCGGTCGTAGAGCTTTCTACGAGGCTTGGCGACGGGTCGTCACGGCTAACATGGCGAAGGTTCGAGCTGTTGACGACTCAGGCGCACAGGATAGCGGCCGTGAAGTCAAGTATGACATTCGGAAGCCCGCCGGTTGGCAAGCACCGGATCATCGCGACCTCGTTCAAGATAACGCGATCTTCGATGAGATCTTTCATCCCGAGGCTACGCAGCACCTGGCCGACAACTCGGGTAAGATCATTGATACCGGTTATATCGGTGATGGATTAAACGCATAACATGAAGGATGAGTGGATCAAAGAGGTCTTGAAGTTGTCACGTCGTAAGGCTGACTTCTATTCAGGTTGTCGCAAAATTATTCGGGGGAAATCCATACGATTTGATGACCTATGGGATCATAAAGATCCACTCATCCTTGAGGATGCCGGTTATACTGGCGCAAAGATGTCTCACCTCAAAAGACTTTATGTCCATGAGGAAAGCATCGAAGCCGCGTTGACACTCTGGAAACTTCGTAGGTCAAAGACGTCCTACGGATCTGTGGGCTTCACCTGCTACAACCACTTCGTCAAGAATGATGCTATCAAGAAGTCGAAGCGGGCCTCAGTAATGGGGCCTTGCTTGCAGTCGGTGGTAATCACTCAGGTCAAAGGAGGAAAGAACGGTGCGTACTTCATTGACGTATTCTACCGAACAACGGAACTTCTTAAGAAGTTTCCTGCTGACTTGGTTTTTATTCGGGATGTCTTGCTCAGGGACTTTGATTTTTCTGGTATGGATTTTCTGGGGCTTACCTGCCACTTTGCCAACATCACTGTGCATCCTCAGTATTTTGTTACCGCCATCCCTCACATGGCTGACCCTATCGCTGAGCTTGAGGCGATCAAGGTAAGGGATAAGTATTTCTACGAGTGGATAATTAAGTGGACGGCAAGATACCTATGCGAAGAACACTACCGCGGGATCGCCAAGTTCGCACAGGCGCTTCGAGTGAAGATGGACGCCGACAACCGCATCAAAGGAAGGCTTCGAAAGAAATTGACCAAATACCTTCGCGATAACCACCCCGGTCATCGCAACGATTATCAAGAACCCGAGGAGGACGAAGAATGAAGCCCGTATTGTTCGACACTTTCAATCAGGCCATTACGCAGGCCTCGCATCTGCTTCAATATCGAAGCAAGATCGTACACACTGACAAGTGGCAAGGATCCGATATCAGTGCTCGTCCCGAGATGGCTACGCACGAAGTCGCTCACGTCTCTTTCGGGGTGAGTATGGATGAGATGATGGTTCCCAGCACAGCAATCGGCGGAACGCTTGGTACGCTGCAGGACGATATCAAACCCAACCTGCCTTGGGCTGACGACCATTTCGAGGAGAGAGTCTGTGGGTTCCCGATCAATCCCGGAAAAGAGTGGCAGAACTGGCCGTACGGAAAAAGTGCCGCTACGTTCTTGGATGAACGAGGCAAATTCAATCATAACTATATGGAACGATATTGGCCGAAGTATGCCGGGCACGTTACCGAACCCACTGGGACCGCCGATGATTATGGGATCAGACTCACAGACCTGGATACCGACACCCCTCACAAGGGCATCCTCTATGAGTACGGTGACCTCAATGACGTGGTATCCCTACTATCCGCGGATCCCCTTACCCGTCAGGCCTATCTTCCGGTATGGTTTCCCGAGGATACGGGGGGTGGTTCGAAGCGTGCGCCGTGTACTATTGGATACCACTTTCTTATGCGCGACGGAAGACTTGACATCAATTACCATATCCGAAGTTGCGACTTCGTGCGGCATTTCCGTGATGACCTGTACCTTACCGCCCGGCTACTTCTCTGGGTCCTTGATCGACTCCGTTCTCTCGACGCGCGGTGGGACGACATTCGACCCGGGAAATTTCTTATGCAGATCGGCAGTCTTCATATTTTCCGCAATGACTTCATAATGCTGTTCGGGAAGCAGTGATGGGTAGGATATCGCGAGAAGTTATGTTCATGGAGATGACGAAGGTGGCGGCTAAACGCTCCACCTGTCATCGTTTGAACGTCGGCGCTATCATAACGCGCAATCGCAAGGTGCCTGTCAGTATCGGCTGGAATGGAGCAGCGGCCGGTCTACCTCACTGCGCCGGCAATCACTGTCCTGGTATTGTGCCGGGCAACTGCGGGACGTTACACGCTGAGGCTAATGCCATCGATGCATTGCTCGAGGTATTCAAGCCGAACCACCCCAAGAAAAGTGCGTTCGACCTCTACTGCACTGACAGTCCTTGCGAGGAGTGCGTCGACCGGATCATCTCCTGTGGCCTGATCGATCGGGTGTTCTTCGAGAAACTCTATCGAGTCAATGGCCATCTCGAAAAACTCCAGGACAAGAATATAGGCGTTTACATTATCACCCCAGCGGGCTATATTGTTGAGTATTTCTCGCATGAGGTCATAGAACTACCGTGAGCCGAAAGCAAATCACTGTCGTAGGCGAACACGACGAGATCAATCCCCGCGCCAAGAAGATACTCATGGAGGCCATGCTTAAGTGTGGCTTCGAAGAGTCAGACTTTCGGTGGACAAACGTTCTGGAGAATGCACCGGCCGAAGGCAAGAATGTAACCAAGACCATGATTAAGAATGCCAAGTCGGCATTCATGCAACGGCTCGAAAAGAAGGATCCTAAATATGTCGTCCTACTTGGGAACACTCCTTGCCAAGCTTTCCTCGACCAACAAGGCATCACAAAGCTACGAGGAAAGCCGATCGAAAGAGATAAAAGAGTCGTACTCCCGCTTCTACACCCGAACATCGCTCTCCATGACGAGAAATGGATCGATGTCATCCAGGGCGATATACAGAGACTAAGGGAATGCGTTGACTTCGGGGGTATTCCCGAAGAACGTGAACTAGACTATCACATCGTAGACACCTGGCCCAAGGTGAAAGCGATGCTCAAGGACCTGTCGGGTTGGGTATCCGCCGACCTTGAAACCTCGCGACTCTATCCGTTTACCACGATGCAGGATGAGTTGATCGAGTCAGGTCGTGCTTCGAAGGAACTGCTCGCACAGCACAAGGGCACTCACGGATCGAATAACCTACCGCGCGTCGTCGCCATGCAGTTCGGCTGCAAGAAGCGACAATGGGTTGTTCCCATGGAGACTGCGGGGATCTGGTCGCCGAAGGATTTGAAAGAGATCGTTCGCCTAACGACGATCCGTATCCGCAAATACTGCAAGATGATTTTCCACAATGGCAAGTTCGATTGCCTGTGGATGCTTGTCAGGTTTGGTGTCAAGTGGACTGTGGCATTCGACACGATGCTCGCGCACTTCCTGCTCGACGAGAATGATTTTCACGGCCTGAAGTATCTTGCACAGATGATGCTGGGCGCGGCGGACTGGGATATCGGGGGTAAGGACAAAACTGAGTGGTCTCCGAAGAACGCTAAATACGCGGCGCACGACGTCTATTACACTCGTGCTTTGCGTAAGCCGTTGAAGGACGGTCTCGATGAAGACCACGATGTCAAGCGAGTCCATGATCTCATCATGGTTCCCTGTATCAAGCTGTTCATTGAGGCTGAGTACCAAGGCGTATTCATTCATCTGGATAAGATGGATGAGGCTGAAGCATACCTTCGGGAAGAGCTCGCCGACGCGTTGGGTAAACTGGAGAAGTGGGCCGGTAAAGCAAAGCTGGTCGATAAGAAGACTGGGAAGATTAACTGGGGCAGCGCCGATCAGCTAGGCGACCTGCTCTTTAACGTCCTAAAGATCAAGCCCGTCGATAAAACGAAGGGAGGCAAGAACAGTGTTAGTGAAAGCGTCTTACTTCGAATTGACCATCCCATGGTCGGTGACCTTCTCCGAGTTAGAGCAGCTCAGAAACAACTCTCTGCTTTCATTGAAGGTTGGAGACCTTACATTGACGTTGCCGGAAGACTGCATCCGGTCTTCAAACTTCATGGAACTGTTACAGGCCGACTTTCCTGTGAGCATCCAAACCTCCAGCAAGTTCCTCGCGATCCTCGCATCAGATCTCTTATATCGGCGGCGCTCGGTTGGACCCTCATCGAGATGGATCTCTCGCAGATCGAGCTCCGGATTGCCGCTGAGCTCGCTGATGAGCACAATCTGTTGCGAGTCTTCAATGAAGGGGGCGACCCTCATTGGCAAACTGCAATTCGCGAAATTGAACGTGGTGCCGCCTATCGAAAGGAAGTAATCAAAACCGCTAAGTTGCACAGCGGCGAGAAAATGAATTACAGTGATGCCATCGAGTATATCCTTGGCATCGGCGGTGATGAAGCCAAGCGAGTTGTTGACGAGTGGAAGGAGACTCAGGATCTCAAAGAAGCCTTCATCAACTGGGGTGAAACCCGCAAGAAAGCAAAGGCAATCAACTTCGGCTACCTCTACGGCATGTGGTGGAAGAAGTTCAAGATGTATGCCCGCGACAACTACGGAGTGGACGTTAGCGATGATGAAGCACAGGCGTCTCGAGAAGCTTTCTTCGAGCTCTATCCTGCCTTTCCTAAATGGCACGATAAGCAACGTAGGTTTGCCCAGATTAATGGATACGTCCGGAGCCTGTCTGGTAGAAAACGTAGACTACCGGCTGCACAAGGGGGTCGTGACACTCCTGAACGCAGAGAAGCTCAACGGCAAGCGATTAACAGCCCAGTACAGTCATTCGCCAATGAGTTGAACTTGATGGCCGCCCTTCAGATGCGTGAGGAGTTCAGCAGGAATTGGTTCAGGCTTGTCGGCACAGTTCATGACGCTGTGCTGATCGAGGTTCGCAACGATATGGTCGAGTATGTGTATAAACGAGGATTGGAGATCATGAGTCATCCCTCGTTACTCGAAGACTTTGAGATTGAATTGAGTGTACCGATTGAAGCCGAAGCTAAGATCGGGGCATGGTCACAAGGAAAAGGATTGAGCAAATGGCTGGAAGAACAGTTAAAGATCGCAGAAGAGATCGCAAAGCAAAAGAAGCCCAAACACGACAAAACCCAACGGAGATCGCGGCAGCACGCGCCGGCATAGGTCACAATCAAGCACCGGGCCATGACCACTCAACTGTTCTAACGTCTGACGGCCAGATCAACATCAGTCAGTCGAAGGTAAAGACTTGGCGAAATTGCCGTCGTGCATTCCATAACAAGTTTGTGCTTGGGATCCAAAAGAAGAAACGCAGCCGCCCGCTGATGTTCGGCGGCATCGTTCACGAAGTTGTCGAGGCACAGGCTGAAGGCAAGAAGTGGCGAAAGGTACTCAAGGAGTATGAGAAGAACCTAGGTCCCATGTTCCGCAAGGAACGTGAGATGTATGGTAACATTCTTGCCGACATCGGTTTCATTATGGAAGACTACTTCGACTATTGGGAGGGAACGCTCAAACCGATAGAACACAAGGGCCGAGCATCAGAGCATGAGTTTCGGATCGAACTTGGTGAAGGTCTATGGTTCACCGGCAAGATCGATATGATCGCTAAGTCGAAGAAGATGAAGTGGCTCATCGAGCATAAGACGTTCAGTCGGATGCCCAGCGAAAGCGACCGTTGGCGCTCAGTTCAGGCCGCGGTTTATTTCCGCGCACTAGAAGAGATGGGCTTTCCCTCGATTGACGGGATCCTGTGGGATTACATCAGTAGTAAGCCATGCAACGTTCCCGGTGAACTTACCGCCACAGGGCGCATCTCCCAGGCTCGCATTGATACGCTGCCGACCCGAGTTCGTGCATGGATCGAGCAGGAAGGTCACAAGAAGGCCGACTTCAAGAAGATGCTGACGGATGCTGAAACAAACCGGAAGAACAGGTTCATCCGACTCTACAGTCCGATCAAGCCTCGGATCGTGGATAATATCTGGGACGACTTTGTTGATACCGCCAAAGAGATCCAGGACAACTTCGGTAAAAAGAAAGACCAGAACATAGGTTTCCAATGCAACAGTTGCGACTACCGAGAACTGTGCAAGGCCGAGGCGACCGGATCAGACATCGAGTGGTTAATGAAACGCGATTACCAGAGCGAAGATTTGAGCCATAAATCGACTGATCGCGACCAAACCGAGGATTAAAGTGTTGCGTTCACCGACCCGCGGTGATATAACGTTAATCTACCCCGAAGGATCACTGAAACATGGCGACCACAATTCGCAAAGAGGACCGCGCACCTCGGTCAAAGCCGGTAGCCGACATTCAACGTAAGATGGACTCGGCGTTCTACGGCAAATCGGGTACCGGGAAAACGACACTCGCTGCGACTTACCCGAAGCCGATGCTCTACCTCAACATCAACGACAACGGCGAAGAGTCGATCAGCGATGTCGAAGGTATCGATGCGGTGGACATCACGACCAGCGACGATCTTCTCGAGCAACTCCTCTGGCTGCACAAACGAGCGAGTAAAGGCAAGTTACCCTACAAGACTGTCGTCCTCGATACGATGACGCAGCTTCAGGGTATCCTAGTTCGTGAGCTTGTCGAGAAGCAAAAGGTCAAGTTGAAGGGCAAGAAGCCCGGAGACTTCGGGACGCTGACACGCCAACACTGGGGACATATTGCCGGCGAGCTCATCAAGGTCATCATGGACTTTCGTGCCTTGGAAGATGTGAATATCGTCTTCATCGCACAGGATCGGGTATTCAACGCGGGTGACGAAGAAGACGACGGCATGGATCAACTTGCTCCCGAGGTCGGGACAAGGTTAATGCCTTCAGTCAACAAGGACCTATGCGCCAGCGTCAACATCGTTGGCAACACCTTCATTCGCATCAAGGTCACCAAGATCAAAGATGAGAAGACGAAGAAGACGACCAAAGAAATAAAGAAGATTTATTGTTTGCGGGTGGGCCCGAATGAGGTCTACACGACAAAGATCAGGAAGCCCAAGGGGATCGAGGCTCCTGATTTCATCGAAGATCCCGACTTCCGGAAGTTACGTAAGATAGTGAAAGGACGAGAATAGTATGGCACGTCGTGCAGCAAAGAAAAGCGGTTCGGTAAAAGTCAACTTCAAGGATGTCGAGAGCAAGACTCGCATCAACAAGGAAGGCGACTATCCGCTGAAGTGCATCGAGGCGGTCTCGGGCAAATCGAGTGCCGGCAACGAGCAGATCGAGTTCACCTTCGAGGTGACCGCCGGCGAGTTCGAGGGCGCCAAGGCCTGGTTCTATTGCCCGCTCCAGGAGAACAGCCTGTGGAAACTCCACGCGTTGCTCACCGCGATGGGCGTCGAGGTTCCCGAGGAGGAGATGGACATCGATCTCTCGGAACTGGTAGATCTGGAGGTCGTCGGTGTCTTCACGCCGGACACTTACAACGGCAAGCGGCAGTACAAGATGACCGACTTCACGTCGATGGACGACTACGAAGGCGACGACAAGAAGTCGAAGTCCAAGGGCAAGAAGTCCAAGGACGATGACGACGCCGACAGGGGGAAGAAGTCGAAGGACAAGGGCAAGGATAAGGGAAAGAAGTCCAAGGACGAACCCGAAGAGAAGTCCAAGAAGGACAAGTCGAAGGACAAGGGCAAGTCGAAGGACAAGGACGACGGTAAGAAGTCCAAGGACAAGGGGAAGTCCAAGTCGAAGAAGAAGTACGACAAGGACGACATCGAAGACATGGACGAGGACGAACTCCAGACCGTGATCGACGACAACGACCTCGACGTGGATCTCGACAAGATCAAGAAGCTGCCGAAGAAGGTGGCCGCGGTCGTCGAGGCGCTCGAGGAAAACGACTTGCTCGAAGACGATTGAGCGCTGCTCAAACTAGGATGGACTGAGTTCATCATGGGGAAGGCGGCATCCTAACGGGTGTCGCCTTTTTCTTTAGGAGGACATAATGACCACAGAAGTATCACAACGATCGACGGCCGGTTTCGAGTTCGGACTCGACGTAAATAAAGTAACCGATAGGCTTAGGGAAATAGTCAT